TTACTATTTAAAATTAGGAGGTCAATCAATGGATAAGAAAAGAGAGAAGACGTGTGAAGGTTTATTAGAACTAAGCCTTACCAAATTAAAAGAAATTTTGGAATCTCCTCACGCTACAAAAGTGAACTTGATGCAGATAGACGGTAAATTGATAATCAATTTTTTGAATTTTTACAAAGGTATTCGTCAAGCCGAAAGCGGAAAAGAAATGGTACGAGCCGGAATTGCTAAAATGGTATGTGAATCAAAAGAAGAAATCGTGGATTTTTTTAAAGTCAATCTTCCCGAAATTGTTGTTTCATCAAAACGATTGAAGGAATAAGGGAAGGTTAATGAGAAAAAAGCGAGAAAGAAAAATATTTGGAGTAAAATTTACTCCTGACTTTTTGAACATCATTTTAAAAAAGGGAAAAGTAGAAATTACTAGAACCCCAATCCCCGATGATGCTGAATATCTATCAACCCATTATAATTATGGAACAGATACATTTATAGCATACTTTTATCACCCGTCTTTTGAACTTACGCTAGATGGAGGGCTTCTTCCCCAATCTCAATCATATTCACTTGAATATAGGAGGATTAAATGAGCAAGGCAATAAAGTGCGATAGGTGTGGAAAATTTTCTGCAATCCAGTATTATTCTATTGGAGGAGAAGACATTCTTGGGGGAATCCGTTGGGATACTGATAATCCACGTCCTGGAGAAAAATTTGATTTATGTGGAAAATGTGGAGGTGAATTAAGAAAAATTCTCAAAGAATGGTGGAGAAAAAAGGAGGAAAAATGAAACTTTTGCAAAAAGCAAAAAATGAAACAAGCTTTTTAAAAATGGCTTTCTATGGAGAGGCCGGATCGGGAAAGACGTACACTTCAACGCTGATCGCCATCGGGCTTCATAAGCTTATTAAATCGAAAAAAGCATGTGCATTTTTAGACACGGAGACGGGAAGCGACTTCATGATTCCAACGTTCAAGGAAGCTAAAATTGGTTTGGTAGTGGCAAAAACCAGGGCATTTAAAGACTGCCTAGACATTATTGATGAAGCCGAAAAAGAATGTGCCGTGCTTATAATTGATAGCCTGACACACATTTGGAACGAAATGACAGAAAGCTATTGTAGAGAGAAGAAGATTTCCAGAATCACAATCAGTCATTGGCCGGCAATCAAGCAGACGTGGCGACAGCTTACTACCAAATTCATAAACTCTAGTCTTCATATAATAATGGCTGGTCGTTCTGCTGACAAATGGGAAGATGTTATTGATGAAGCGGGTGTAAAAGAGGTTAAGAAAGTGGGTACTAAAATGCGGAGTGAAACGGAAATTCAATATGAACCCAATTTGCTTGTTGAACTTGAGCAGATTCATAAATCACCCAAAATTGGGAGTGGGTGGACTCATAGAGCGTGGGTAATTAAAGATAGGTGGAACGTGCAATCTAAATTGGAAGGCAAGCATTTTGATAATCCTGGATTTAAAGACTTTCTTCCTCATGTTGAACTTCTGAGTTTAGGTAAAAAGCATCGAGCTATAGACACGGATAGAACCTCAGATGAACTTTTTAAGAATAAAAATAACGGTTATGAACTTCACAGGCGACACAGTATTCTACTAGAAAAAATCAGGGAAGAGCTTTATGTCCTTTTCCCACGCCAAAGTTCAGAGGACAAAACTTCACGTTCCAATCTTTTGAAGGAGATTTTCGACACCCGCTCTTGGACAGAAGTTGAGGGGAAGAAATTGCAGGAACTTGAGATTGGATTGGAGCTTCTTATGGTAAAAAGCGAAAAGAAACCAGAGGAAAAGGAGGAGAAGTGAAAGAAGAACAGAAGAAATGTTCAGCATGTAATGGGGAGGGAAGAGTCTCTCTTCCAAATCAACACCATTTAATCCATCCTCAAAAGGTTCGTTGTTACTCATGTGGGGGAACTGGTTGGATTAAAATAAAAAAAGGAGAATAAAAAATGACAGATTTACCACCTTATCAGCCACAACGATTGGCAGAAGGACGTTATACTTTTACCCTTAGCAAAGAGCCGGAGAAGAGGCGAAAAACTGGTGGAGTTAAGGATTTTATCGCTGTAACATTTTTTTTTAGAGCAGAAGACGAGAACGGAAATGTACGATTCCATACAGAATCACTTGTCCCCTGGGATGATCGCTATCGTGATGTCCTCCTTGCCTTGGGTGGAAAACCAGATGAGAAAGATGAGGTTCATCTTGACGATGTTGATGTTATAGGACAAAGTTTTGAAGCCAGTATTATCCATGAACCGGATAAAAACGACCCCACAAAGAAATGGGCAAGGATTGCTAATATTGCTGTTCCAGATGTTGAAGATGATGTGCCTGAACCTGAGAATAACAAGAAAGATGAAGATGAAGACGATTCTGTGCCCTTCTAATTTTACTTGCGCATGGGAAGGGGCAACCTCCTTCCTCTTCCCCTAAGCTTTTGAAGTATTGAGTCAAGAGTTTGGGGGAGGAAAGATGAGCGAAATATTAATGGGTGATCTTTGGTTAAAACTGTCCGATAAATTAATAGATTCCTTTATTAAAATTACCGAAGCAAGAGATAAAGAAAAAAGAATTTGGAGGTCCCTCGAAACCGTAATTGGAACAAAGGATTTTATGAGGGTAGAATAAGATGCACACAAAGCAAGAAGTTGATAGATATGTCAATAAGGTGATTTGTACTTGACGAGGAAGCGGGAATTTGGTAAAATGAAATTATGATGAGATGGTTTAAGCATTTAATTGAATCGGGAGACGATCCGGATATTGGAGCGATTGAAAATGAGTTTGGATTTAAGGGATATTATATGTTTTTTCGTATATTAGAAATCATGTCGAAAGAATTTTCTGTAGAAAATCCAGGTGAAAATACATTCAATTTTCAATGGTTTTTAGGAAGATTTTCAAGAAAAATTGACAGAAAAATGATGATAAAATTTTTAGATTTTACATCAAAAAAGGAACGAATTTTCTATAATTTGAATGATAAAGAAATATGGCTTAAATGTCCTAAATTAAAGGAGTTAACTGATAATTATACAGTAAGGATTCTACGAAGTAAGTCCGAAGTAACTACAGATTTAAAAGGAAGTAACTCCGAAAAAAATACGTCCCATAGAAATAAGAAGAAAGAAGTAAGAAATAAGAATGGAATTAAAGATATATATAGAGAAATCCGCCACGAAGTTATAAAATATCTGAATGAAAAAACTGGAAAAAACTTCGACATGGATAATGATACTGTAATTAAGCTCATTAATGGTCGATTAAGCGATAAGAATCCAACAACCTTGAAAGAACTGAAATTTGTGATAGACGTGAAAGCATCGCAATGGTTGGATAGTTCGGAATATAACAGAAACTTGCGCCCATCCACCCTATTCCGCAAGTCAAACTTTGAGAACTATCGGAACGAAATATTACCAAAACGCCGCCCTCAAGTGGGTGAAAATATCCACGAAATAACAAAGCGAGAAATTGAATATAACGAAGCTAGGGTAAGAAAGCTTCTCGAAATAGACAAGGAACTTGCCGATGAGGTGAAAAAGGCAAAAAAAGCAAAGGATATAGACAAGCTAGAAGAGCTTGAAAATATAAGGAAAGAGAAGATTGCAGCGTTCTCGCAAGAGTATTCTGCGAGGGAGGAATAACATGAGTCCATTTGTTATTGGTTTAATAGTCGGTTTATTTATTGGTACAATGTTTGGTATTTTTATTATTGCAATTTTAATAGCAGGAAAGAGGAGTGAGGAATGAAAAAGCTCACAAAAAAAGAAAAAACAACCATAACTACTCTTCGGCTTGATAAGGATTCGTGGTATCTTATTATCCACAGCATACGAGATGGGTATGTTTTGGAGACAAACGAAGGGAGTTTAATTCCCATAAGAAATGATGATGATATTGATGACGACGAGGAGTTGCTTTGGGAGGTTATTGACTATTTTAGCATGCGAAGCAGTAGGCATGAAAAGGAAGTTCTGTCAATCATTCGGGAACGAGGTAGTAAATATTTCTTACAGCCAGGAGAGACGGTTAAGAAAGAATATTATGAAGTGGTTGTAAAGATAAAGGAGGGTTAGATGTTCTGGTGGATAATCGTCTATTTTAGCATCAATCTAATCATCGCTGTGTTTTGTACTATTAATACTGCGAAAGAAGGTTATTATACCAACTGGAGCAGCGGCAAAACCTATTGGGTAATAGCGACTTTGATTTTTGTTGCCTTGCTGATTTTTGGATTGCCGATAATAATAGTCGGAGGAATTATCTTGCTTTTTGAGGGATAAGAGAGGAGAAGAAATGAGAATCTACAACGTATATCGATGTCCTCGATGTAAGTACTTCACAAGATATAGCAGGATAGAGAATCCTACAACGTGGGGAATTTGTGACTTAGACAAATCTCCTATGGAACTTAACGAAAAATACGATTTACTCAATGCACCTCCACCTTGTAAGGATTTTGAAGTGGGGAGACCAAAGCAAGGGAGGGAGAAATAATGGAAGAGCCAAAAAAAGATGCTTATTTCCTACTTTCAGAGATAGTCGCACATCTTGGCGTGCTAATAGAAAGGGCTGAATTTCTCAAGCTCCATCTTGAATCGGACATGAGAAGGTTAAGGGCGGATGCAGAGAGGAATAATGAATAAAGTGGCAATACAAAAGACCAGGAAAGGACAACGAATAGAAAAGGCATGTGAAGATGAATTGAAAAAAATGGGCTATATAACATGGAAAACCATTAGGGTGCAATATCAAAACATTGATCTTTTTAGATTGTTTGATGTTTTAGGAGTTGCTGCCGATGGTAGCCATTTACTTTTTATCCAGTGCAAATCAAATAGATGTGACGTTGAAACAAGAGACAAGATAAAAGCCTTTAAACTTCCTAAATGTTGCCAAAAATGGATTTGGGTTTGGAAAGATCGTAAATACTGGATTAAGGAATTCTATGACTAAACTACTAATCATCCTATGCCTAGTATTTGGTTGGCTATGGTGTATTTTATACTTAATATATGCTCATGAGGGCATAAAATCTAAAAAGAGGAGGTGATGAGAAGTGGAAGAAAAAGTTCAGATTCCACTAGGAAGCAAAGTCAAAGACGTGGTGACTGGCTTTGAGGGAACTGTAACAGCAAGGGTGAAATATATGAATGGTTGCATTCAATACTGCGTAGAACCGAAAGTGGACAAAGAGGGAAAAAAGCTAAAACATGAATATGTAGATTTTAACCAACTAAAAGTTATTAAAAGCAGTGCGAAAAAAACCACGAAAAAAAGCCTTGGTGGTGTAATGCCAAATGCACCAGAATATTAAGTAAAAAAGGAGGTGACAAATGTCACGTAAAACAATCGGCTTTATAGTCGCAATCGTTGGTGCGGTTCTCTTGGCTTTCCAGAAACAGTTTGGATTAAGCTTTGATCCTGTTGCTGTTGCAGTTGGTTTAGGTGCAATCCTAACGTACATTTTCTTTGAGGCTAAATTGGATTTAAGTGCTCTCAAGGCACAACCGGGAAAGTGGAAAGATCCGAAGTGGTGGATTACTATTATATCAGCAATCTTAGCAGCAATCGAGGCAAATTGGCAGTTGGGCATTCCAGTTGAAACCATTGTTACGGTTCTCACCGCTCTTGTTGTAATGCTATTTGGAGCAAAATTTAAACAAGTAGAACCCTACTAACAATATCGGAATTAAGGGACAGGGGTGGGGCACAGGAGGTAATTATGCCAAATATCTCGGAATTATATCAAGCACCGCTAAGGAAGTTTATTGAATACAATTTTTCAAGGTACGGACTCCATCCGTTTTGTCAGAGTTGTCCATTGGGACAAGATTGTAAAGATAGGATATACGATGCTCCGGGACTAACACTTTTTAAATGCTATTTAAGAGGAGGAGGGGGATGAGAAAACAATTACAAGAAGGCAATATTGTGTCATCGGAAAAAGGATATAAGGCGCTTATGATTTCGGTACTTGCTCAGGCGATAACAGATTATATTCAAGCCATAAGAGTGGGTGGATTTAATTTCAGCAAAAGATTGAAGGCAGATGGTATTAAGAAGAACAAGACAAGAAAAGAAGAGCGGGACCTTAAAGCAATGGCAAGGGGGAACGTGGCAGAGTCTTATATATTTGACAATTCCAAATCTTCTGAAGAATATGTTTTCGGATTCAAATTTATATGCAGATACATTGAAATCGATCCAGAGAGATTCAGGAAAAGAATAAAAGAGAAGAGAAGGGATTTTATGAATGGTGTTTATATAAGCTAGAAAGATTTGGTGATGAAATATCCCAATGATTTTGTTAATAAAACAAGAGGCATAAAAAGATAATTTAAGGGAGAGTGTCAAAAACCAATCAGGAGGTTAGAATCATGAACGATTTAGAAAGCATAATAAAGGTTTTTGAAACCTTAAACTATGCTAAGTTCAAAAAACTGAAGGGAAATAGGCCCGTCAAACCAGCCCATAAAAGGCATTTGAAAGAGTCTATTTCAAAGTATGGTGACCTAGGTCCGCCTTGTTTAGTTAATGAGAAGGGTGAGCTTATTGATGGTCAAACTCGAGTCGAAATTTTTGAAGAATTAGGATTGCCTGTTGATTATATCATTAAAAAAGGATATGGTCTTAAAGAAATTCACGCTATTAATTCAAGTAGAAAAAATTGGACTATGACTAATTTTATGAATTGTTATGTAGAGTTAGATTATCCAGATTATATTAAATACAAAGAGTTCTATGAGAAATATGGATTTCCGCAGACGACGACCCTACTCATCATACTGGGTTCTGAAGGAGGAACAAGCCAAGATGTATTCAAGAGGGGGGAATTTGCTTTTAAAAATCCATTAAGAGCGGAAGACAGAGCAGAGAAAGTTTTGATGATTAAAGATTTATACCCTGGTTACGGAAGAAAACATTTTGTTGCTGCGATGATAAGGCTTTTTGATCATAAAGATTATAGCCATGCTGATTTTATTTCGAAACTTAGATATCAAAGAGACAAGTTATTTGATGCGATTTCAGTTAATTCTTATCTGAGATTAATTGAGGGAATCTACAACTACAGAAGACAAGAAAAAGCAAATTTCTATTGGGATTTAAGAACTAACGGGAAATAAACTTTTAACCGACACTCTCCCTTTTTCTTATTTAAAGAGAAAAATCCTCTTGAGGTAAAATTTTTTTCCTTGACACAAGTATGCTTGGTACGTATAATAAGGATATATAGGGGTTCTATAAGATTGAATGAATAGATGGAAAGAGAAGAGGAAGAAAAAGAGCAATTTGAATATGCCTGTGACTATTGTGGTGATGCGTATATATCAAATGTGGAGGTTAAAGATTCAACAAGAAGATACTGTCCTTACTGCTATGCGGTAAAATTGGGGATACCAGATCCCTCTTGGTTGCCATCAATCAAGAAGGATGATATAGACAAAAAAGGATTTCATAAGATATAAATGCCTAACAACACACTCCTCCGCTGCCAATTTAATTATAAGTTTGGAATGCTTTCTGTTTATGCCTCTATCAAAGATATTAAATTTATCTGCACTGCATATACAAGAACAGCACCAGAACAGAATAAGTTCTTCAAGGATGGGAAAAGCAACTGCGATGGTTATAAGAAAATATCAAAGCATCAACTTGATAGGGCAAGGGATATTGTAATTATCGATGATAAGGGTAACCCTATTTGGGACTGTCCGGAGTATCTGGTTTTGGGTCAATTCTGGGAGTCGATGGGTGGCACGTGGGGACTTCGGTGGTATGAACAGGGTAAAACTAAATTTAAGGATCACTTCCATTTTCAATATTAAAAAACACGTGAGCAGGGTGGGGAATTATTATGCCTGAAAGATTGATGTGACAGGTGGCGGTCACGGCATGAAAGGAAAGAAATGACAGACGAAGAAGAGAAAGAAATTCATCTGCAAATAATACGAGATGTAGAATACGCCTTTTTTTTAGAGAATTTTAATAATTGTATTAAAACAACAGAATTTATGTGTGAAATGCAAGGAATCCCCCACAAGAAGATACTATTATTTACGGCAGATAATTGGGTGGAAGGATGTAGAAAGGCGAGGGAATTGGAAGAAGGAAAAAAATAAAAGAATTTTATGAAATTTTATTATAAGAAATTTCCTAAGAAGCTATTTACTCTTTATCCGATTGGGGATTTTCACTTTGGTTCTGCTCAGTGTAATGAAGATTTTATGAAACAAACGATAGCAGAAATTAAAGATAATCCCAACGCCTACTGGGTGGGCATGGGAGACATGCTTGAGAATGCCATAATTGGTTCTAAATCAGATATCTATACTCAAACAGTACCCCCGAAAGAACAGATAGAATATATCTGTGATTTGCTAGAACCCATAAAAGAAAAGGGATTGTTTCTTATTGCTGGTAACCATGAACAGCGCACAATGCGATTGGTGGGGCTTATACCGGAAGAACACATAGCTTATCGACTAGGGATGTCATACGTAGGCTTTTCATGTTATGCTGTGTTTCAGGTAGCAAGTTCTAAAAATCCAAATTCGTTCAATTGCTATTTTCATCATAACTACGGTGGGGGCTATACATATGGCGGCAAGGTGAATAGAGCTGAAGCACTACGCAGAATAACTCCGACTGCAGATGCTATTTTCAGCGGGCATTTCCACATCACTTCAAGGATACCAGTTACTTGGTATGATGTTGGGCGTAAGCAGGTTCTTAAACATGTTGGCTATGATTATATTACAGGGTCTGCTCTTGAATGGGATAATAGCTATGCAGAAGAAAGGGCAAAACCGGCTGCCTCAACAGAGTTTATCAAGGTTACCTTTGTGGGTAGCACAAACGGAAGATGTGATAATCGCAAGCAGATTTACGAGATTATTCATCCGGAAAAATAAAATGAGCAAAGAAACCATAGAAACCGTTTTTAAAATATTAGAAAAGATACTACAACTTGAGAGTATGATTGAAATCCAGATAAGGAAAGAGAAAGATGCGAAAAAGAGGAAGAAATTACGCAAGGCTTGCCAGAGTCGTAGTCTTGACGACATTCGTAAGCTGCTTTTTGATTAATTGCGTAGGCTACTCTCCATCGCTTTATCCAAGTTACGATGTGCTAAATCCAGGTCCAGAAGTTCGGCTCAATCCTCTTGCTGTAACAGAAGACGGTAATTTTATCGTAAACGAAGCATTTTTAATGTGGACACTCGAACTTAAGGAAGAGATAAAAAAACTACGGAAGCAAAAGGGGAGTTGACGATGGATCAGCAACAAATATTTCAATGGATAATAATCGGAATCGCAGTGGCATTTGTCGCTTTTGAGAGAGCAAAGAAGCTTTTTGGTAAAAGTAACAATCCTGGATATGGGGAGCGCATAGCAAGGCTAGAAGAACAAATGGAGGATACAGAACGAAGACTTGAAAGAATAGAGGGCAAGTTAAACGGACTAACATAATATGCCAGCCAAAAAGAAATCCGGTGGTGCAAGGAAACATGGAAGAGATAAAGATAAGGGCGCTAAATACCGGGCATTGAAAAAGCATGAGAAAAGCCATGTTAAGCGCATTGAGAAGCACGTGAAAATTTATAAGGACAATAGCTCAATGCCTAGAATCGCTTTAAAGAAATACCGGGATTTAATCACTTTCGATAAAAATCGGGAAATGAGTAAAATATGAGATACATATTCCAACCCATTCTTTTTATTCTCTACCTTATGCTGGGTGCAATTCTTTCATTTATAGTTGCGATAGTAATATACCTTGCCTCATTTCCAACCGCATGGAAGCAAATTGGGGTAGTGCTTGGAAAGAAGCAGAAGGCAAAGACGCTACCTAAACCACCAGAGCCTAGTGAAGAGAATTTTTCAGGAGGGTTCGGAATTTATACAGGCAAGAGTGGGCGGTGCTGATGAAAATGATTTATTGTGAAGATTGCAAATTTTATATTGACCTTTATCCAAGCAAATTTATGGGAATAGATGAATTTTGTATTAATGATAATACTCCAAAGTGGGAAAATCCAAGATTAAATTACAACCTAGGCTTTGACTGTTCTTATTACAAACGTAAATGGTGGAAATTTTGGGTGAAGAACTGATAGAGCCAATCTGTTTCCAAGCGATGATTAAGAACATAACAAGCTATCGTTTGGCATGTGGTGAACTAGAGGCAAAGCTTATTCTTACCTTTAGACCATTGGATGAAAGCAACAAGGAGGCTGTGTCACAGCTAAGTAAAATGCAAGAAATAGAGGAAGAGGTAAAGGTGGTGGTGGCGAGATGAATAACGAAACCGAAAGAAACGGAGAAATTCGGGATAAAGAAGGGAAATTTCTGCGTGGGAATCCAGGTAAGCCTAAAGGTGCTAAATCTCGATTCACCAACCTCAAAAATGCCTTCCTTGAAGTATTTGAACGCTTGGGTGGAACAGGTGGTTTAGAAGAGTGGGCAAACAAAAATCCACATAACAAAGCATTGTTCTACGGTTGGATAACCAAGATGCTTCCCTCCTCTGTAACAGGTGGTCAGGATGAGGAGGGGGAATTTAAGCCCCTTACGGTTATTATAAATCACGATGGGGGAAAGCCGGAGGTGAAATGAAACCTTTTGAAATAAATCCAGAGTGTAGTAAATGCGGTTCTCATAATATAAAATTAAATTATCGTCTTTTTGATCCTTCTGATTTTATTGGATGGCTGGATGTAACATGTAATATTTGTGGCCATAGATGGGATATGCAAACTAAGGATGATAGTCGAAAGTTTGATAAAGGCAAGCCGGAGGCGAAGTGAATAAAATAAACGAAAAAGCAATGTGGCAATTTTTGACTAAATTTGTTTCCATTTGCAAGGGACCTCCAAGACCCTCTGTGACATTATTTCTTGGTGAGAATCCTTTAGGAGAAAGCAGAAGCTTTTTCATTAGTTCTATGCAAGAAGCAATTTTCCTTATAAAAGAAGACATTAAGCGATGGCCAAAATTTTTAACAAAATGCGAAGACTGGAAAATGTGTTTCGATGAACTATGGATTTGTGGTGACATTGGGCAAAACGCACTCTTGGATTTCTATGCAAAACACAGTGTTAATTTAGTGGATATACTTCTTACAATACCAGTTCGTGGTGTAAGCTCGCAAGCGTTTGTTGGTGAAGCAAGCCTTGTAGTTTCGGCTACTAATGAATTTCTTGAAGATCGTGAAAATATTGTTACTATTAATGGCGAGCTTTGGGGAAATCGTAGCTTTACACGGTTATAGAATAAATAGGAAAATGGGGGAGTGCGAGAGTCGAACTCGTATGGTCAATAATTGCTAACCCCCCATTTTCTTTATATTGAGGTAAATAAATGGCAATAAGAATAAGAAAGGTTAAAGGAATACTCGTTGCTCTTTGTGCTGCCGAAACGAAACCACGGAAAAACGATATTTATATTGATGATAATGAGCATCATGCACTTTATAAGAAATTTGAAAACGACTTTAGAAAAGAAGGGCTTTTAAAGAAGAAAAGATGAGGGGCATTTTATGTTCGATATGCAAGGGGACCGGTAAGCGTCAACAATCTGATAAAAAAGACAATTGCACTAGAGAAGCAAAATGTCATAAATGCAATGGAACAGGGTGGATAATTGTCAAAAATCATCTTGATTGGTGTTAGCAATAAATAAAAATATCATATGACAAAAACCAGATGGAAACAAGCCGGAAGGAAAATGAAGAGAAAATCAAAGAAATGGTTTTTGGGGAAGCAGGTTGAAATAGAAAAGACGCTCAAGCGATTCGGGAAAGTCCTAAAAGAAAGAGGAGCAGAAATATTTGATGAGTTAGAAGTAAAGCATGGAAACAAGCCGGATTGAACTTCACAAATGGCAAATCAAAGCGTGGAATAGTAAGAAGCGATTTGTTTTTTTAGTAGCTGGTGTTCAATCGGGGAAGACAACTCTTGGCTCGATATGGATTGTTAATGAAGCCATGCAAAAAGGGAGGGGTGATTATATTATAGTAGCTCCCACCTATAAGATGCTTCAGCAAAGTACCTTACAGAAATTTCAAGAGCTTGTACCAAAAGGCTGGGGGATATTCAATAAAGCCGACTCCACCTACAAAACCAGAACAGGAATAAACTTCTTCCTCCGCTCCGCAGACAAACCGGAATCAATCGAAGGCATCACGGCACAGGCAATATGGGCTGATGAAGCATCGCTCATGAAGCCTGATATATGGGTTATGATGCAGGGTAGGGTGTCTCGTACACAGGGAAGGATTCTCTGTACATTTACCCCCATAAGTTTGAACTGGGTGCATAAAGAGATTGAGAAGGATAAGGAACGCCGGCTAAGGGGCGAGGAAGGCGATATAGATTTTATCCAGTTTCGCTCTGTGGACAGTCCGTATTTTCCCAAAGAGGAGTATGAAAGGGCGAAGCGTATGCTGACCCCGACTCAGTTCAGGCTCAGATATGAGGGGATATTTGGTAAAGCCGAAGGGCTTATATATGCTGATTTTTGTAATCATAATATTATTGATGACTTTGATATTCCCAATGACTGGAGAAGGGGGGGCGGTATTGATCAAGGATATAATAATCCATTTGTTGTTTTAGATGGAGCATTAGATGATGATGATGTACTTTATATTTATAAAGAACACTATGAAAGAGGGCGTTTATTAGAAGAGCATGCTAAACACCTAGATTCCAAAATTACATATGAAGCAGATCCATCAAAGAAACAACAAAACAAAGAACTTCAACACTTAGGCTTTGTTGTTGTGCCTGCTAATAATGATGTAGACATGGGCATTCTGAAGGTCAACGCTAGAATAAGACCGGTTACAGATGATCCACAGTCGGTAAGGCTAAAGATATTTAAGAGCTGCATTCACCTGATAGACGAATTTTCACTCTACCGATATGATGAGGATAAGGAGAAGCCGGTAAAGGAAGACGATCATGCGATGGATGCACTTAGATATCTGGTTATGCGGATAGACAAACCAGAGGTAGGGATAACTTGGATATGATGCTTAATACAAGATAGAAAAGGAGAAACAATATGATGTGGTATTGGATAGTATTAATAGCATTAGGATCAATGTATATAGGAATACACATTGGACATTGGTTTGCTAGTAAGTTATATAAGAAACGTATTTAATTTGACGTTCATTCACTTCTTCTGTATAATTAGGGTGAGGTGAAAGAGATGATAGAAAAATTGCCCCATGAATTAGGCTTTTTACTTTCTTGTGATACTTGTTCTTATTTTGAAGAATTTGAAAATGGCAATAATTGGGATGATTTTGTAGAATATTCAAAAGAAAAGGGATGGCGATTTAAACTAAATCAATATAGCGAATGGGAACATTATTGTCAAGATTGTGTTGAGAAGTGGAAACAAAGAAATGATATTAAAAGGTGACTGCATCAAAGTCATGAAGGCGATGAAGCCTAATAGTGTAGATGCGATTGTAACAGACCCGCCTTATGGATTGGTAAGTATTACTAAAAGATTTGGGAAAACTAATTCTGCTCCTCTTGTAAGAGAATCTTTTGGTAAGGGTAATTCACCACACATAGCTTTATCAAAGGGCTTTATGGGAAAGGAATGGGATGGTATTAATCAAGTTTTTCACACCCAATGGCTCACCGAAGCCTATCGAGTGCTGAAGCCTGGGGGGTCGATGCTAGTCATGGGTGGAACAAGGACATTCCACCGTTTGGCATGTGCGATTGAGGACAGCGGGTTTATTATTAAGGATACGTTGATGTGGCTATATGGAAGTGGATTCCCGAAGGCACAGGATTTGGGGAAGATGATTGATAAGAGAGGTGGCAATGGTAAGGAGTGGGACGGCTTAAAAGTCGGTGGCATCAAGCCAGCCTATGAGCCGATAATCTGGGCGGTCAAGCCTCCTGAAGGTTCATATATTGAAAATGTGCTGAAATGGGGGGTTGGGGCGGTTAATGTGGAGGAGTGTAGGATTGGATATATTTCTCCTGCAGATAAACAAGAACAGGCTGATAAAAATCCTCATACCGTTCATGCCGACAATGAAATTTATGGTGATTATTCTATGTGCAAAGAGCCTTGGAAACAACCCAAAGGTCGCTTCCCTGCCAACGTCATCCTAGATGAAGAAGCCGCAAGGATGCTGGATGAGCAGAGTGGGGAACTAAAAGGCAAGGGGCAATATAAAGACCCCAAGGGATATTATAATACGGGAATTTTTAAAGCTGGTTATGATGATAATAAATACGCCAATCAAAACGGAGGAGCTTCCAGATTTTTTTACACAGCAAAAGCATCAAAAAGCGAGCGGAATAGAGGACTAGATGATAGCAAAAACAACCACCCCACAGTAAAACCAACCGCTCTCTTTGAATGGCTAATAAAACTTGTAACCCGTGAAGGGCAAATCATCCTAGACCCCTTCCTTGGTTCTGGTACTACTGCAATATCAGCACACAACATAGGGCGTAAATGTATAGGAATTGAGCGTGAGGATGAGTATTTGACTATCGCACGGAAAAGAGTAAAACATTGGGAGCGTGAACCCAAGCAAAAAGAGCTTAGTTTATGAAAAAAGATTGCTTCCCTGCGGGTTGTACATTTTGCAAATGGCTATATAGACCGCATCCAAATCAAAATTTTGTTATTTATTGCGGATTATTAGGTATTTATTTAATGAAAGAGGTTATTAAGCTTTGCCAACCGCAATAGATAAAGATGGGAATATGAAAAAATTTATAAGTGAATGTTGTAATGCGAATATTAATAGAGTATATATAGATAAAATTAATGGTTCTTTGGTAAAACTTAAATTTTGGGTGTGTTGTAAATGCTCTACGCCTTGTAAAGCAAAAGATAAGCAATGACCCCCGACTCTTGGTTTTTATTTGCACTATTCGTTGCTATGCTTGTGTATTTTGAGGATTACTGGTGGCGGAGCGGAGGGGAGAAGTGAAATTTATATATGACAAAAAAGCCAATGCAAGCTATGCAAAAATATCAAATAAGAAAATCAAAAAAACGAAATCAATCGCACCCTATATGGTTAATGTTGATCTTGATGAAAATTATGAAATTGTGGGGATAGAGCTTTTGTTTAAGTTTAATACAAGCATTTAAGCATTCTGATTAATAATTTTAAAATGAGTTAAATGAAACAATTAAAGAACCATAAAGGCAATTTTAACTTCTGGGCATTAGTCGGATTTTTGCTTGAACCAGAAATAAAGAAAATACAAAAGAAAAAATTAGAAAATGAGAAAAATAATGAACGTATTAGAAAAATTAACATATAACATAGGAAGAACAGCGGGGAGCTATCGCAAAGGGCTTGCCGATGTATTCCACACAAGCGGTGCACGACCCTCCGCCTTAGACCCCACCATTTGGGGTGACTCTGTATTCTGGGGTGAGGGCGTGGAGAGCGGTAAAGTCCGCACAAAAGAGGATATGCTGAGGGAGTTTACATCATGGGTTTATATATGTGCTTCGCTCAACGCTGAATCTATAGGTGCTGCCAAGCTAAGGCTGTATGTGGCTAAACCGGAGAGTGGCAAGAAAATACAGCTATTTCCTACACGCTCAATCGATAAAGCTCAGATGAAATGGCTTGAGTCGAATACAGGGCTTGATTCTTATCTCAAAAAAGCACAGGAAGTTGAGGAAGTTGACGAACATCCTTTTCTTGACCTTACAAAGACCGCCAATCCTTTCATGAGCGGTCGTGAGTTTCGTGAGCTTACATCGCTGTTCCTCGACCTTACGGGTGATGCCTACTGGTATATTATACGAGACGGGCTTCAAGTTCCTAGAGAGCTATGGGTTATACCATCGCCATATATACAGCCTATTCCCGGCAAGGATTTAAGAGACTTTGTTAAAGGCTATTTGTACAAGAGGGGTGGCATAGAGCTTACGCTTGAAATAGATGACGTGGTTCACCTTCGTTATCCTAACCCTAAGAACGAATATATAGGCTTCTCCTGTGTTCAAGGTGTCGCTGATGCCGTATATGTCAATAAAGAGATGTATGTATTTGAGGAGGCACTCTTCAAGAATAAGGCAAGAGTAGGTGGGGTGCTAGAATCAACAGAGCTTATCGGTACAGAAGAGATGAAGCGCCTTAAAGAGGACTGGCAGCAGAAATATGAAGGTTCAGCTAAGGGGGGCAAAACAGCCGTCTTACCACCTGGGATGAAATTTTCTAAAGATACGATGACACCGCAGGAATTATCCTTTATTGAAGGAAAGAAAATAACTCGTGAAGAGATTGCGGTTGCCTTTGATATACCTATAGGCAAGCTTGTTTCAACTGATGTGAACCGTGCCAATGCGGATTCATCCGATTACACTCATGCTAAGTCCGGAATAATGCCTAGATTGCGAAAACAGGAAGAGAAGCTTAATGAGCTTTTATCGCTTTTCGATACAAACATCTTCTGTGCTTTTGATGATGTTGTGCCGGAGGATAGGGAACAATTGCTAAAGGAAAATACTGAGTACGTCAATGCCGGCATATTATCCAGAGATGAGGTGAGGGCGGATTTAGGCAAAGAGCCGAAGGATGCCGATGAGCTACTTGTTGATAATAGGCTTGTGCCGATTAGTATGCTTGGTGCTGTGTCTCCAGAAGAACAGGCGGAGGAGGTTGTGGAATTGGCAAGGCAAAAGATAAGGGAGAGATTGGGGTGAACACAGAAACATGGGAGGAGTTTATTAAAGAAGCCAAAGAGGATATCATTAAGTTATTAACTTGCAACAAAAAAGATGCAATGAAATTTGTTGAAAAATATAAATTATTCTTTAGGAGAGGAGAATTTTCTGTTTTTGATGCAGTTAATGAATTTGCATGGAAATATGGGATTGATATTTCTTATGATAAAAAAGGAAATATTATTATAACCAAACTAGCCAAACTCGCCTCCCAACTAGCAAGCGATGAAAATGTTAAGGAGACCTTGGGATGAAGGAAAATAAAACCAACAAAGTTATTCGTACTGTATTCACTTTAGCATTAATATATTTGGTTTTTGAGGAAACGGGAATATTTACAGCCCTAGCAATGTTTTTAATTTTTATGGCGATAGAGAATTTTCCATTTATAAGAAAATGAACACAGAAATCCTCGCTTCTCAACTAGCAGATGACTATATTTGCCAGTGTTGCCTGGATAGGTTTGTTGTCCAATTGGGCAACAGCTTGCATAAAGACATACAACATATTGTAGGAAAAGATACAACAGAACAGCCTGATTCTTACCCCCATGCAGAATTCTTCACCGCCCTCTTCAAGGCGCTTGATCCATATGAGAAGAAATGGGTAGCTATGCTACAGGGGATATGGGGAGAAGAGGAAAAGATAATAGTTGCTAATCTCAAGAAGCTCAAAAAGGCATATATGAGTAAGGATGATTCAGATATTGTAGATTCCGTGCTGTATCCTAAAGGCATGTTTGAAAATAAGCTATCTGAGAAAGCACGCACAATTGACCTTCTTATATTGAGCAAGCAGGGAGCATTAGAAATGGAGCGGATAGGGGTAACGGATATTGCCTTTAACATGGAAAATCCAGAGGTACAGAAATGGTTAAAAGAGTATATACCCAAATTCTCCAAGAAGCTTGAAGATGTAAGCGTGGAGAGGTTGCGAAGAGAGCTACTCGCAGGGTTAAAGGCTGGCGAGGGAATACCTGAGCTTACAAAGCGGGTAAACACCACCTATGCTCATTGGAATAAAGTTCGTTCTGAGATGATAGCAAGAACAGAAACTTTGCGAGCAAGCAATAGGGCAGCCCTGGAAGCCTACAAACAGAGTGGGGTGGTGAAGAAAAAGCAATGGGTAACGCAGTTTGATAAACGTACTTGTCCTTGGTGTGAACAGATGGATGGAAAGATAGTAGGAATAGAGACCTCCTTTTTCGATCAGGGGGATGAGTTTACTGTCAGTCCAGGCGGAAAGGATCAGACACTAAAGCTTGATTATGAAGAGGTGGCTTCGCCCCCTTTGCATACATTGTGTAGATGTGCAATAGTGGCTTATTTTGAATAAAAAGGAGAATTGGTAATTATGATATTTTCTGTGCATTCTTCCTCAGAAAAAGCGTTTACAATTAAAGAATATGCAGACCGTTTTGAATGCAATGTTTTAGTTGAGACAGGCACATATAAAGGGCGGATGCTTGATAGACTGAGAGATCGTTTTTCTCAAATATATTCAATCGAATTGGATACATCGCTTGCCCAAGTCCAAATTGACAAATATAAAGATACCCCAAATATAACAATTTATGAGGGTGATAGTGCCAAACTTATTCAAACTGTTTTAGACCAAGTCAATGACCGTTGCATCTTTTGGCTCGACGCCCACTATTCTGGGGGCATAACTGTAGGCGAGGGAAACCAACCATTATTACAGGAACTTAAAGCAATATTTAATCACCCAATAAAGGATCATGTTATTCTTATTGATGATGTTCGGTGTTTTGGTAACACAATTGAAGAATATGACTATTGGCCGAGCTTAGGGGATATATACGATAGCATAGGCTTAAATTCACCAACAGATTATAAAATAGTTATCTATCATGATATAATACGTATTTATAAGGAAAGCTGATAAATGAGCAATTTAAGGCCAGCATTAAAGCAGCTATTAAACAAACATAATTTAATAGGAATCGAGATAGGCATATATGCTGGTGCTTATGCTGTAGTTTATCTTGAAGAATTAGACATTAAGAAAGTCTTTTTGATAGATCCATATTTAGCAAGGGGAAAGATGGAAGGCGTTGCTCATTCACAATTAAAGGACCATGAGAATAAGATTGAATGGGCAAAAGCTAAATCAATAGATGCCGTAAATAAATTTGACAATGAGAGCCTTGACTTTGTTTACATCGATGGCGACCATCAATATGAAACTGTACTGCAAGACATTAGCTTATATTATCCTAAAGTAAAAAAAGGGGGATTGGTTTCCGGACATGATTATGGAAGGCGATGGCCGGGTGTTCCCAAGGCGGTTAATGAATTTTGTGGGAGGAATAGATTTAAATTAAATACAGAGGATATCGATTGGTGGATATGGAAATAACTGGAATCACAGTATGCTACAATACGAAAGATTCCATAGAAAGAGCATATAATTCAGTTCGCAAATTCTATTCTGATATACCTATCATTATTATTGACGGTTCTGATCCTAATGATCGATGTGCTTCCTATGTAAAAAGCCTGGCATCTGATTTAACAACAGTTGTCTCGCTTGGAAAAAATGTTAATCATGGCCCGGGTATGCACATGGGCATTGGCTTGGCTGAAACGAAGTATGCCTTAGTATTTGATTCTGATATAGAGGTAGTAAAGCCATGTGTGACCATCATGTTAGAAACGATGGAGGATGATACATTCGGCGTTGGTGGCATAGGAAGAAAGAGGCTTGATGGATTTCCTTATAAGAGTGGAGAATGGATGCTTTATCTTCATCCTGTTTTTCAGTTAATAAACGTAAATAATTACAAGAAATTTCATCGGTATGTTCATCATGGAGCACCCTGTTGGAAAGCGATGTTTGATATTCACAAGCAAGGATTATCAAGTAAAATATTAAAGGAGTTTCCTACTTTGGGAAGGCACGTGAAACACCACCGTAAGACGACAAGAAGAGGTAGAAGGCTGAAGGGATTATTGCCCATAGAGGATGGTTGGGAGTATTGATGAGGGTTATTGTCTCAACCTGCAATAGATATAATTTTTTAATTCCGATCTTCACGCACTTTTATAAGAAAAACTGGCCAGATAATCCATATCAGACTGAAATAATAACTGAGACAGACCATATAGATGGTGCGGTTTTTTATACTGGTGGAGTGTCGTGGGCTAGTGGGATAATTAATTATCTTAAACAATCTAAAGAAGATAAGTTTCTGTTAATTCTGGATGATTATATTATCGATAAGATAGTGGACACTAAAAGAATCGAGCAAGCAGAAAGTCTTTGTGAGGGCAACGTGGGTTGCGTGAAGCTAAACGCTCCAGACAAATGGTTCATTAACCATGCAATTAGCACTAATGTTCACAAGGGTTTCAGGGAATATCCTCTTGACAAGCAATTTTCTATGTCACTGCAAACTGCAATTTGGCAAAAGTCATATCTTCTCGATGTTTTGCGAGACGGAGAAACGCCTTGGCAAACCGAAGTTGATGGTTCGGAACGCCTTAAAGGAATGGCATCCAAATGGCAAATCCTCTGGTCAGAAACTCCAATTATCGAATATATATCCGGAGGGTTCATGAGGCATGGAAGGGTACGGTTGTCAGTTATGATATGGGTGATATCGGATTTATTAAAAGACAGGCAGACTTGAAGATAGTTTTTGTTGAAACTCCTAGTCCCTGGCTTGTTAGACAAAATATGCACATTGCATTAGGACCGCTATATTTAGCTACAATTCTTAAAAGAGAAGGTTACGAAGCAAGGTTGGTACGCCCCCAAAGGAAAGAGGATTTTATCAACTTCGAGGATGCGGATATTATCTGTATGAGTGGAACAACACTAGAATATCCGATGAATGTGGAATGTGCTATATGGATAAGGAAACATCTTCCTGGTATAAAGATATTTCTTGGTGGTACTCATGCTACGGCGATGTATCAGGATATTTCTAAGGGTGATTTATTTGATGCGATAGGCATAGGCGAGGGTGAGCTTATTATATCGGATATGGTTAGAGATGTTGAGAAGGGAGAACTTAAAAAAATTTATTGCCCCAATGGATTTATTGAGGATCTTGATGCTATTCCTTTTCCCGACAGGTCGTTAATTGAGGGAAGTTATGGCGAGGATATTTTCGTAAACAGAGAAAGCTATGTCAGCGGTGGAAGCGAGAGTCTTATAACTTCCAGAGGATGTTCATTTAATTGTGCTTTTTGTGCATCCCAATCTATGTGGGAGCGAAAAACAAGATATAGGTCAATATTTAATATCGTTTCGGAGATAAAAGAGATTGTCGAATCTACTGGAATAAGGCAGTTCGGGATATGGGATGATAATATGACATTGAATAGAAGAAGATGTCTAAATCTGTGCGATCAATTTAAAAAGCTTGATATTATCTGGCGGTGTCTAGTACGAGCCGATCAGCTTGATTCTGAGATATGTGAATCTCTGGTAACTGCTGGATGCAGGGAGATTTGGCCAGGAGTTGAAAGCGGAGATCAGCGAGTCCTCGATTTTTTGGATAAACATATAGATGCGGAAGCGATGCTAGAAGGATGCAGAAATGCAAAGAAGGCAGGTTTAAAAATTAAGGTATTATTTATGATGGGAACGCCAGGAGAAAGGGCAGACACTCCTGAGTTAAATAGGGATTATATTAGTAGGCTTGATTTTGATATGATTACGCTTTCCACATTCACCCCGCTTCCGGGAAGTCCGATATGGAACAATCCCGATAGATACAACTGTGAGATTCTGAGTAAAGATTTCAGGAAGTATAATCAATATGGCTGGGTTATGAAAAACGGGAAGAAAGTTGAAAGAGAATATGAGCCGATGATTCATAATAGATTCCTTCCGATATGCCAGATGAAGGATAATGTCAGACGGATGAAAGCCTATGTTGAGGAAACAGGAAAACACAACAAGGGATAATATGACTGAAATTTTAGCATACCACAGTATCTCAAATAATAGCGAAGATCCTTGGGCAGTTTCCCCCTCAACCTTCGGATTAGAAATGCAATGGCTGGCTGAACGTGGATATAAGGGAGTTTCTCTCAAAGAATTTTTTAAGGATATTAAACAAAAAAAGGCTATTATATTAACCTTCGATGATGGATATAAGGATTTTTCTGATACTGCTATGCCAGTTTTAGATAGGTTTAATTTTTCAGCTACGGTATTTATTGTGTCTAAGCTAGTTGGAGATACCGCTCGATGGCGTAAAAGGGAATTGCACCTAATGGCTTTGTTGGATTGGAGTGAGATACATAACGTATTGAACGCAGGACATGAAATTGGCAGTCATGGACTGTACCATCTTAATTTCTCATGTTTATCAAGAAGGGCATTGTGGCGAGAAATAGCCGAATCGAAAGAGATGATTGAAGAAAAGATTAAGCTTCCTATTGTTTCTTTTGCATATCCTTATAATGTTTATAACAAATGGACTGTAGATACCGTAAAAGAGGCTGGTTATAAATACGCAGTTAAAAATGATAACGATTATATAAACAATTATAAAAGCGATTGTTTTTTATTATGTCGAAGGGTAATAAACAGTGAGAATTCAGTAAAGGATTTTATTGAATAGATAGTACTACCGCGTGGTTTAATTAGCGCCCTAGGCTTGCATGACAATCCTAGGTTATGGGGACTACGAATTGGTGACACAAATTAGCATCCATATCTAAGGTTGAGGCGATGGCTTACCATTAGGATAGTAACCTATAATAACTTGCGACACTAACTTGTGACACCATGCCGAAATTCCTACTAAGCAAAAGGGGGTCGGGCTGATTATCTGTCACAGAAAGTCAGTCCCACAATGGGCTGGCAACCATAAACCCACTGGTACTAGACGAACCGAGCAAGATAAGCATTATAAGCTGTTTGGAACGCTGCTCGGATGTAAGTTCTGCCAGCCCTGCAATAATAATATATTTATATAACATGTGGCATTATCAAAATAATATAGTATTACTTATGATTGCGTAATGTAGAACTACGTAATTTGGAATACTAGCATATCTAATTGTATACCAATGTGACATTTCAACAGAATGTCACATTAGCGTACATAAATTTTACAAATGGAAAAGTAACAACTCCAGAACAATTTGAAGAATTTAAACAAAATTTCATCAACTAGTTTATTCTAGTTGGCAAAGGGGGATTGAATGAACAAAATGACCGAAAGGCTGAAGTATATAGATGTCTATCCAGATAAGTTAGGCACTTGGCCTCAAAAACTAAAAAAGAAAAAGGATAAAATAGAGCTTGTCAGAAAGAGCTATGTTGTAGAGAGGGGCGAAGTAGATGAGGATGCCAGGACTATTATAGCGACGGTATCTACTCGAGACAAAGACAGAGAAGGAGAGGTGATTATTCCCGAGGGAATAGACTTAAGTTCATATGAGAAAAATCCAATTCTCATGTGGGCACACCGGTATTCTGATCCTCCAATTGGTCGATCGCAATGGCAAAAGAAAAGCAAAGACGGATTAATTATGAAATTCGAGTTCGCCAAAACTCAATTAGCAGATGAAATCTACCAACTCTATAAAGATAAATTTCTCAAAGGATTTAGTATCGGATTCATTCCTTTGGATTTTGACGAAGAAAACAAAATTCATAAAAAAATTGCTCTTTTAGAGGTATCGGCAGTTCCAGTCCCAGCAAATCAAAATGCGTTAATTATGGAAGCTTACCAGAAGGGCATTATTACATGTAGCGGTCTCAAGGAAGACCTTGAAATTGAGATAGAAAAAGATGACCCTGAAATTATAGTTGATGAATTGGAGGTTGAAGTGGCAAAGGAAAAACAGCTAGTAGATAAATTGCCAATATTTATCCATACAAGCAATGGCAAAAAATTAAGCAAAGAAAAACTAGAAGAGCTTGCAGAGATGATGAAAGAAACTATAACCAAACCCGAAACAACCGAGAAGTACCACAGAATACCTGTTAATCCAGGATGCGAAGTGACGGCTACGATTACCATATCGGCAAAGCAGGGAATTAAAGCGATTTATTGCGGCAAGGTAAAGAAGGTGCATACGTATTTGTTCGATATTGAAAAATGGAGCATGGCGGAAGCACAGGCTTGGGTACGTGACCATAAATCCCTTTTAGATAGATACGAAAAGCTATTAGGAGAAAAAGAAATGGAAGATACAACCATTGTTAACATAGACAATATCCTCCAAGAAGTTCCAGATGAGGAATTAGAAGAGGAAAAGGTGCTTGTAGATATAGATGATGCGGTGCAAGAAATTCCATTGCCTACAGAATTAGTGATAGTTGATGAAATTTTTGATGAAGCCAAGCACGAACCTGATGACCATGCTGACCTTAAAGAAGCGATTGGCATTATCTTTGAGGATATTCAGGAACAGCTTTCAGAGCTAAAAGAGGGACGTGTTCTTAGCTCTAAAAACCGCACCCTAGTCAAAGAGACAATAGATGTACTTACTGAACTCAGGGAAAAGCTAGAACAGCTTTACAATGCAACCGAACCGCCTCAGAGTCAGGAAGGGGAAAGAGAAGTTGCAATAGAGAGAGATGTTCATGCTTTTGGAGTTCCACAAAATGTGAACATTAGCAATGGTGTACAAGAAGCAATAAAGGAAGCATTGAGTCCCGAGAAGATAAAGGAAATTCTGAAGCAGTCTATAGCGGATGAGACAGATAGGATAAGAGGAAGAGTAAGATAATATCACGTTTTTAGCACGAATGTTGGATGCTTATCGCACATTTATGGGACGATTTCCCCCCCCGCTACCAACGTGGGTACGTTTGTACCCATATTTATTCATATCTATAGGTATTTTTGTCAGGAGAATTAATGCTTAAACTCAACCTTGGATGTGGCACTAACCACAAAAAAGGCTATGTTAATGTTGATAAATATGGCAAGCCTGACCTGTTGTTTAATTTAGAATCTTGTCCTTGGCCTTGGATGAATAATTCAGTCGGAGAAGTTCTGCTTAACCATGTGCTAGAGCATTTAGGTCGGACTATAGAGAACTACTTTGAAATAATCCAAGAACTCTACCGAGTATGTGCAGATGGGGCAAAGATTGATATTGTTGTGCCACATCCCAGACATGATGATTTTATAAGCGACCCTACTCATGTGAGGGCAATAACACCTTTGGGATTATCGCTATTCTCTAAAACCCTGAATAGGAAATGGGCAAAAGAACACAGGGCTAATTCACAACTAGCATTAGAGTTTGATGTTGATTTTGAGATTGAGAAAGTGAATTTAGGACTAGAGAAAGAGTGGGCTGATAAGCTTGATTCTGGTAAGTTAACAGCTCTTCAAATCCATGAGATAGCGACAAGATATAATAATGTAATTAAAGAAATACAGATAATTCTGAGGGTGAAGAAATGAAAAAATATATTTTTCATAGTCCCATAGTATCGTTTGATAATATTAAACTAAAACCAATTCGGAAAAAAATGAAGATTAAACTTTTAAACTATTGGATTGGAAACCCTATGAAAGATGGAGGGGCATTTCCAATAAATTTATTAACAATTTATGCCGATTTAAATCCTTCATTTAGATGTTATGAATTTACAATTTTAAATTTCGGCATTTCGATAAGCAAGTCGGATTAATTAAACCTATATTCATTTCGCTAAAGTATCAAGAAGCGATACTTACTGCAATGAAATATAGGTTTAATCAATCTTGCTGGCTTCAGCAAAAGGGGATTGTTTCCTAAAAAGATATTATCAGGTGGAAGACTTCATTAACAGAGGCTAATTTTAAAGTAGCTAGTTAATAAAAGTCGCCACTGGGGATACACACTTACCAAACGAGTAGGTTATATAACCTACTTTGTTGGTTAACAACGGGGGTATTCGTCTAATCGCTGAAATTCAAAAGTCAGCATACTATGGAAAGACAATGAAAGAAAGTGAACTACAAGATTTAGTCGCAGAGCAGACTAAAAAGACAATAGATGAGCAACTAATGGATCTCGTGAAAGAGCAAGTTGATCCTTATGTCCAAGACCAGTTGAAAGAACTCTTACAGGATTCCGTTGATAAGGCAAAAGAGAAAGTAAAGGTTGCAGAACCTACCGCTGAAGAAAAACTAGCAGCAGAAAAAGCCAAGGGATTCAAAACATTCGGAGAATATCTGACTTCAATCAGAAGGTTCAGAATGAACCGAAGTGCTATTGATTCTCGCTTAACTTGGGTAGACCCTGCCGGAAGATATACTGATCCTCTAGCTAAAACAGCCGGACACATGGAAATTGGAGACGACACACAGGGTGGATTCTTAGTTCCTGAGATTTTCCTGAAAGACCTTTACGAAATCGCTCTTGAAGGGGCAGTCGTAAGACCTAGGGCAACCATTCTCAAGATGACTACTGATTCTTTAAAAATTCCATACATCAATGACACTTCTCATGTGACTTCTGTATATGGTGGAATCATAGCCTATTGGACTGCCGAAACTAAACAGAAAACTCCTACCAAACCTGAATTTGGACAGATGGAACTCGTTCCTCATAAACTCGCCGGCATGACCTATGCCTCTAATGAACTTTTGGCTGACAGTGCAATCGCATTGCAACCACTCATTAAGAGACAGTTTGGAACTGCCTGGGGATTTTTCGAGGATGACGCATTCATCAATGGTACGGGTGGTGGACAGCCTTTGGGAATTCTTCAATGCGGATGTTTGCTTAGTGTTTTTCGTAACACGGCAAATAGGGTGATGCTGGAAGATTTAGCAGAAATGTATCAAGCAATGCTTACTCCTTCATTAGGCAGGGCCTTCTGGGTAATTAACCCTGAAGTTTTAGCTGAGCTTATTGAGTTGGGAACGGGCAATGCTGCTGATGCTTCTGGTAAGAACATGATCTGGATTAGTGCAGATGGCGGAGCGAACGAACCTCTTCCAATGAAGATTTTCGGGAGACCCGTTATCGTGAGTGAAAAAATGCAGGGACTTGGTGTACAGGGAGATATCGGTTTCTTCGATTTTAAGTATTACTTAATCGGAGACCGTCAACCTATAACCATCGATGCAAGTTCTCATCTACGATTTGATTACGATGAGACAGCATGGAGGTTCGTGCTTAGAGTTGCTGGCATGTGTTGGCCTGCAGCTACGCTCACAACCAGGTACGGTGCTCATTCTATGTCACCGTTTGTTGTTCTTAATGCCGCTACAAGCTAATAGAGGTTAAAAATGAGTACAGACGATGGAACAGGCGGATTCAGAAGTCTTGGTGAGTTCTTAGTCAGAGTTCGCAAAGCTTGTGCTTCTGGCATAAAGGACAGTCGGCTATTACGAAAGACAGCAGGCCACATGGAAATTGGGGATGATTCTCAAGGTGGGTATCTTGTTCCCGAACAATGGGCAAAGGAGATTTACAGCGTTGCTCTTGAGGATGCAATTGTGCGTCCACGAGCTACCGTTCTTAAAGCCACAAGTGATTCCTTAAAGGTGAGGCGAATGGTTGAAACCAGTCGTGTCTCTAGCCTTTTTGGTGGAATCACTTTTAGATGGCTGGAGGAAGCGGGCAGCAAGGCATATAGAGTCTCTAAACCCGCTCTCGGTGAACTGGAACTTACTCCGCACAAACTTGTTGGCGGCTGTTTTGTCAGTAATGAGCTAGAGGCCGATTATGGTAAATTTGGTGATTTCATGAAGATTAGCTTTGGTAGAGCTTTACGCTTTATTGAAGACGATAGTTTCATTAACGGCACTGGTGTGAATCAACCGATGGGAGTCATAAATTCTGGTGCTCTTATTACAGTTCCTAGGGCACAGGCCAACTCCATCCTTTACGACGATGTTGTTGGGATGGCATTGAGGTTGTTGCCTGATAGCTGGAATAGGGCGGTCTGGATTATGAATTCTGATACTTTAGAGGAAATATTCCGTCTTGATACGGTAGAGGCGGGTGTTGTTAGTGTTGTTAATGTGAATGATCGTAAACTTCTAGGGTTGCCGATTATAGTCAGTGAAAAGGCTTATGCTCTTGGTACTACAGGGGATTTGTTATTGGCTGACTTTAGTCACTATGTAATAGCTGATAGGGAAATGACAATAGATGCGTCTCGTGATATGGATTATCTACAACTTCGATTACAAAACTACGAACACGTAGGATTCGTAACCGACGAGACGTTCTGGCGAGTGGTGCTTAGGGTAGATGGACAACCCATTATGGGTGATCCTATAACCCCTTATCGAGGGGCTAATACCGTAAGTGCTTTTGTGGTTCTTGCCGCACAAGTGAGCTAAATCCACTCGTGAGCTTAACTACCGTAGTTAGTTAGGCAAAAAATAAATAGGAGGTAAAATAATGGCGAACGTACACGTCTTCAAACAGAATTATCGATCTAGTGGCCTTGATATGTCAACTGACCTTGGTTCAGAAGCCAGTCCACCCGCTGCTGATTGTATTGAAACACCTGCATATTGCCGTGCACGATATTATGATTTAATTCGTGCTGTTGGACACGTTAGTAGCTGTTCTAGTGGTGCAGTTGTAACTCTTGCAATGTATGAAGCTACTGATGCAACCGGTGGAGGTGCACAGGCTTTATCAACAACTGCCGCACCCAATTGTATTGACACTTACACTTCTGCTGCTGGAGCGAGTCTTGATATACTTGAGGCTCAAGTCCGAGGCGAAGGCCTGTCATCGGGCTATGCTTATGTCGGCGCAAGACTTACCACCAACGACACAGATGGTTCGGAAGTAGCAAGTATATTCTTGGTTCAAGGTAGAGCTAGGTACAAACAAGCGACCATGCTGAATTGACATAATAGATGGGGAGGAGGAGACAACTCCTCTTCCCTTTTTCTATAAACAAGTAACAAAGGAGTAATAATGTTTAAAAAAACAGCAATTATGATATTTCTAATGGTTTTCCTTGTCTCTATTCCATGTTTATCTGATGAGGCAGTAAAAGAGGATAAGCTTGAAATAAAAACATGGAAACTGCCTGTTTATATGGCAGAGAATCTTCAGAACATGATTGAGAAATTCAACATGGAATTTCAAATTAAAGTGAATTCATATAAAGCAGAGTTGATTAAACGGTTCGCTGAATTTGAGGATATGCCTGAAGATGCAATTTTAGATTTGAGAAACGGGATTTTTATTACAACGCAGGATTTTCTAAAGCTCCAGGCTGAAGCCGAGAAGGAGATAGAGGAGCAAATAAAGGAGGATAAAAAATGAAAAAATTAATTATAACAATAATAGCTTTACTGTTTTTGGTGGCATCGACAGGCTATGCCGATTGGCGTTATAACCCATTTACAGGAAAGCTTGATTGGTATATGGGAGCGGGTGATTCACCTACTTTCTTGACTTCATTAACGATAAATGATGCTGATGGCGATTCGACTATCGTGTTGGAATTTGTTTCAGATGACAATTCTCAATTATCACTTGGGAGTGTAGCTTATTCAAATTTAATTAGGACATCTACAGCCGAAGGTTTAGCTGGTACTGACTTGAGGATAGGGCTTGATGAGGCCCTGCGGACTTTGATTATCTGTGATAGGGGAGATATTAATACCGATAGAGGATTGGCTGCATCTGCGGAGCCTGCAATATATATAATGGATGCGGCTTTCACCGATTATTTAAGAATCACGCATGATACAATATATGCAAAATCAAACTTCATATTTGAAATTTCGGGAAGGCCTACTTTTCGCAATGTGTATGACAGATCTTCGGGTAATGCTGTTGAATTTGATTCCGCTGCCAACATTGAACTCGTTGATGACAACGCAGAGCAGGCATGGATGTATTTTGAAGACAAATATAACCAGACTAATACAGCAGCAGGCGGAAGCCTATTAATTAAGTCGCTACTGACAAGCGTGGGTGACGCATCATCGGGCAAGGGATACAACTTCTTTGCCGACTTCAGGGTTGATGACACGAACGACACATCGCTCTACAACATAGCCAGATACCATATAGCCAAAGTTCACGGCTCTGACCTGTTCGATGCGGCAGGTCTGACAGACTCCGTTACTATCTGGACACAGCCAGCCAATAGCCGATTGGAGAATGTTATTATTGTTTTAGAGACTCAATTTGTGGCGGCGGGCATGACGGATTTGGATGTCACCGTAGGAGATGCGGGCGACAATACTGGGATATTACTGGAGACGATGAACCTGACTTCTGATGCCGTAGGGCTGGACTACAGCCTAAAGGGTGCTTATTGGAGTGCCACTACAGCAGGGGCTTATTATACCACGGCCGCTAAAGCCTGGTTGGCTTATTCCACGGCAGTAGGAGCCAATCTTAATACAACAAGCGCAGGCGAAGTGATATTTTATTTCATTTATACGCAATATTAAAGAGGTTTAAAGATGAAAAAACTGGCGATTATCGGCTTAGCTGTTTTCGTTTTCTGCGCTTTCCTCATGGCCGATCACTATCTTCATCTGGCTTGGTTGCGGATAGCTGATGATGGTACGTTCCAAATGGGGGATACGGCCAACTACACGCAGTTGTCACCAGACGGCACGCTGACAATGGTCGGAACGGCGAGAGTGAGGAATCATGTGCGTGTTACCGCACCTAGTTGGGAGAGAGGGGCTGAAGCCCCGACGGATGGTTTAGTCGGGATTTTCCCTGTGATTCTTTTCGATTCGACACATGACGACGAGGCATATTACTCCATCATAGTGCCATTCAGATTGGCAGTCGGCACAACAATAGACGTTGATGTTGATTGGTGCTATACCGGTGCGCAGGATAACGGGACTGTCTGCTGGAATCTTGATTATATTACTATTGTGGGTGGTGAGACGGTCAATGATACAACAACGACTATAACCACGACCACTGACGGTAACCATGCTACTGGTATGCTCATCCGGATAAGGCTGACGACCGGCATCACAGGCGCAATCGCTCATGATATTTTGGGACTTCGGCTATGGCGCGATTTCAGTGAGGATACTCTCGGAACGGACGCCTGTCTCATCCAGGTTCATTTCGCGTTTATAGACGACAAGCTTGGAGAGGATTTAACATAATATAATAGGAGGCAATATGAAAAAGACATTAATATTTATCGGGATTGCATTGATTCTTTCGATGTCAATATTTCTTTTGGCACAGGAAGCGAATAAAGAAGCTTGGCGAGACTTCAGGGTGATTATCGGGGCACTTGAAAGTGGCGAAATGCAAATACAGCAACTTTATAACACCATTGTAAGCATAGAGTCAGAAAAGGCAGAGATAATTGACGATGTAAATAGAAGAAATGAGCTTATCAAGATTTTAAATATTCATCCTGACTATTCCGTACAATGGGTACAGGTAAGGATAACAAAGCTGACTGAATTGAAACAGTGGCTAATAGATAACGGATATGTGAATTAAGAATAATATTGAAAGAAAGGAGGAATAAAAATGGCCAAACTAACACATAACATAGATTACTTTGGTAATGATCCCATATATGAAGGATGGGCATTGCCGGGTACGAAAAACGCAACTGCAATGTGGAAGATAAAAAAGCTCATATATTCAGGAGGCCTTATTGTCGCTGAACAATGGGCTGGTGCTGACAATAAATTCGATAAAGTATGGGATAACAGAGCAACGTACTCATACTTTTAATTAGGAGGCTATATGCGAATCCTCTGGAATAGTTCCACCCCCATATGCAATTCGGCTTATGGGATTGTTACCAAGGAGCTTGTGCGAAGGCTTGTTAAAGCAGGACACTTTGTAAGAATTGCCACTAAGCATGTTCATAGTGGTTGGCACAAGTGGGAAGGTATTGAGATTTTTGAGGGACTTAACCTCAAACATCTCTGTGCGATGATAAAAGAGGAGAATTTTGATTATATCTTTACATTCTGGGATGTTTGGTTGTTAGCAGAAAAGCGTCATTTTCCACATGAAAAATGGATTGCCTATCTTCCTATAGATACAGAATGGATAGCAACTCACTATGCTAGTCTTATTTTAGGTAAAGATTCTAATATTGAAGAGAATAAAGGTCCTGGTATTCGAATTGCAATGTCTAAACATGGCGCAAGAGAACTGAAGTCCATCGGACTTGATCCGCTGTATATCCCACTAGGAATTAATACGGAAGTCTTTAAGCCATCTACAGAGGGGCGAAAAGCCTTCAGGAAAAGCGTTGACTGGGAAGATGAGAATCTTTTTATCATTGGTTCTGTAGGGCTCAACTATAGTGATGATAGAAAGGGGTTTATTCCTCTAATGCGGGCATTTAAAGAATTCCACAAACAACATCCAGAGGCAAGGTTATATCTTCATACCCACGCACCAGGACTAAGAGATTCCTCAATTGACTATGCTCGAATAGGTGAAGATTTGGAGATTGTTGATTATGTAACTTATCCAAATCAACAATATTATGATTTTAATAGGCTAGATGAGAATTGGTTAAGTAATACCTATAACGGATTTGATGTGTTTTGCCTGGCAACAAAAGGCGAAGGATTTGGAATGCCCATAGTTGAAGCACAAAGCTGTGGCATACCAACAATAACCACAGATACCACTACCGGTTCTGAACTATGCAAATCAGGGTGGTTAATTGATGTGGATGATGATGACCTGCGTTGGTTGCCGACTGGAACATGGAGAGAAGAACCACGAGTGTCAAATATCTTGAAGTGTTTGGCAGTAGCTTATAACTTTTGGAAACATGGCGATTGGAAAAGCCTAAAGAAAGATGCTAGAGAAAGTGTTCTGGAATATGATTGGAATGTAGTATGGGATAAATATTGGATTCCAGCATTAAAAATATTTGAGGATAGGTTAAAGAAATGAATCGCACTATGGTAAAAGTAGTATTTCTTAAAAACTTCGGCTGTTGCCACAAGAAGGGCAAAACATTCGATACCTATGAACATATTGCCCAAAAGTGGATAGAACAAGGGGTAGCAAAGCTATTTGAAAAACCACCAGAGAATAAAATGGTGGAAATGGCAGATAAGGCTAAATAAGCCCTTACTTGGGTATTCATTAAGGTGACTTTTTGCGTCTACGAGGCTATTTGAGCCTCACATCAGGATAATTTAGCCTTTATTAACAAAAGGGGGAGAAAATGGCATTAGATGCAGCTATAGCTTTAGCTTCGGTAGATGATATCATAGCATTTCTTGGAGAGAATGCTTATAGGTCTGCTTTTTGGGTTTATCGTTCTGGGGCAGGCGCTACTGCTACAGTACAAGTTGAGAATGACTGGCTTATTCTAATCCACGATGCCGTTACAGATGCGAATCTGGATTTATCCCTTGCTGCCTATGATACCCTTGCTGAATTGGTGGATTATATAAATGCAAGCGTGGCAGGATGGGAGGCTGGAAGGCTTTATCATTCAAATGCTTTGACGGTTGACCTTGAAGAGACGGGACAACTTCCTTGTTTAGGATCAGGCAACAGGCAAACCTTACGCATCCTTGACAGATATCTTATCGCAGAACTTATTAATAGGGCATCGGATTTGATTAACCGCTATTGTCATAGACATTTTATATACGCCACATATACCCATGAACGGTATAATGGCGAAGGCAATAAACTTTTCCTTGAAAATTATCCCTTAGAAGAAGTAATAGAAGTTAACACAAGTACAATAGGTGCTATTAGAATAAAATGCACATCTGCTGCTATCAGAAATGCCTATGTGATAGTAACACAGGGGGCATCAATCAATCTTTATCGTGACGGAACTTGGGATGGACCAATTGATACCACCGTAGTCACTGGTACAGCCGAAACGCTTACCAAACTTGTAGGTGTTATAAACGGCATAGGTTTGGGATGGAGTGCTTCGATTGCGAATAGCCTTTACAATCCCTATCCTTCGGCTGCATTATTCACCCAACCTAATATTCAGTGTTTAAACGCTGATAATTATCTTGAAATTCCAAGCGATCCGATTGCGGATTATGATGTTGATTTGGATAACGGAACAATCGAATGGACACCAAGTTTTTCTGCTGGATTCAGGAATGTTTTTGTTTCATATTCAGCCGGATATGCTTCAGGAAGTGCACCCTATGCTTTAATGCAATTCTGCATTGAACTGGTTTGTTATATGTATGGCAAATCTAAGAGGGCGGATACCGGTGATCTTATGTCGGAAACCCTTGGTGATTATTCTTATGAGAAATTTAACATGGGAGACCTTATTGCAGTCAAAGCCTTAATGCCGATTGAACTTCAGAATGGACTTGATTTATTTAAGAGGCGATTACTTTAAGGGGGTTTAAATGAATATAAAATTTAACACTTTTAATCGGAAACGTTTGAACAAGCCATATTTTGTATGGTTTGAATTCAGTGCTTCTTCATATCCAGATGAGAAAAAAATTACAGGATGTTGGATAGAATTAACTATTTTCAATCGGATGTTTAATGTTCATATTTGGGCAACATCGAAAGAATACAAAAAAAGATTAAGGGCTTATTAAAGCAAAGCATTAAATATGATACTCTTTGAATACAGAGGAAAAGACGAGGCAAAATACCTCTATGTTTCCCAACGTGAAGATTTAAAACTAAGCATCACTTGGCTACAGAAGCAATTGCAGGAAATGGAGAAAAAAGAACAACAGGCAACAACGATAATGGATTTTAGGGGTGAGGAATAATGAGCATTGAATCTATGTTAACTACAGGTAAAGGCAATATTACAAAGGTGAATATTGTACAAGAGACGCTTACCGCTGATGGTGCAGGAAGTTTTACAAGCGTCTGGACAACCATTTATTTCAATATTACCTGTAGATTTAATGCTCTTCCTAAGCGAGAGGAAATTATTGCATATAATAAAACAACCGTTTTTGCCAATCAATATGTTTATCTCATGTATCTTTCTGCAATAAAAGAGGGCAATAGGCTTATAAAAACCGATGATGGCAGGGAATTTGAGGTTAAGCTCATACAGGATTGGGATGAGGATAGGAATTATATGAAACTGGCTGTGCTAGAAGTGGGGAGAAATGAATAATCTAATAGGAAGAAAAATAATATGTGCATATTGTGGGGAATCTAAATTATATCCTGATAATTTTCCAAATATAAATTATGCCCAATGTGATTTATGTATTAAAGAAATGCACGAAAAAGAGTTTTCCATAGTAAAATTTATACGCAAACTACGGGAATTATTAACAAATAATGGCTAAAGATAGAATAACCATAAAGGTCACAGGCGTACAGGAAGCGATTGCCAAGCTGAAGAATTATCAGGTTATTAAAAAAGAGGCGTGTAGTGATATTCTAAAGACAGTAGGGCTTAAAATTGAGGCAGATGCTAAAAGGAAGTCTCCAGTGGATACATCAAGGCTTAGAGGTTCGATTTCAACCAACTGGTCGGGAAGTGGACTGCCAGAAGGCAAAACAGGAGGACAGGCTAAATCGGGTGATGGCGTAGGGCAGCCCGGGGGTCCAAAAGGATTGGCTGTAGTAGTTGGCACTAATGTGAAATATGCTCCATATCAAGAATTTGGAACTCGCAAAATGTCAGCAAAGCCATATCTGTTTCCAGCCTATCATAAAAATGAGGGTGAAGTAGTCAAGGAGATATCGAAAGTATTTAAGAAATGAGCGACATAACTCACATAGTAGAGATATTTTTTAGTTTTGATAGACCACCTGGGGAAGCCCAGTTGAATCCTGAATGGATTAAGCAGCGTTTTAGGATTTTTAAGAAATACACATTACCTAGTTTATTAAATCAAAGCTTTCAGGATTTTAGAATATTCGCAATTTGTGGAAATAGACATAAGGCGATAACGGAAAGTTTGCCCTGGCATCCGAAGGTGGAAGTTTATCATGTGCAGGGGGAGGACAGGCTAACCAATCCCAAGCGAATGCGACCAGCATCAATGGTAGCTGGATATGACACAATAGACACTGAACACGTTGCAATAACAAGGATTGATTCAGACGACCTTTTCCATAAAGACCTGATGGCGGAGATTAAAGACTCTGTTTTTATTGATGATAAAAGAAGCGAGTTAATAATAAAACAGTATATTATTTGGGATACTCTAAGGCATTATATTATATATCATGTACGTGCACAATCTTCGCCCTTTTTCACCCATGTTTTTCCTCGTTCTATCTATAAGAAATGGGGGGATTTTATTGAACAGCATTATGTGAATCATCGTTTTGCCAGTGCAAATTTGTCCACAACAAAAGAGATTATAGGATATAAAGTTTGTCATATCAGGCATATTCAAAATATTAGCGATATAAAAAAAGGTAGTACTATCCGATGGAGAGGGGAAAAAATCATAGACAAGGAGATTATCACAAAGGCACTTGTGGATTTTGGAATTGGAAAAGTTTATAAAATATGAGAATAGACATCACTATTTTGGGATGGAATTTTCCTATTATGACATTAAATTGTCTAAGAACAGTAAAGGACAAAACACGCATGCCCTATCGAATAATCTGGGTGGACAATGGTTCAAAGAAAGAGAATTATGAGACGGTAAAAAAATATGTTAAGACTTTTGAAGATTCCGTAGTGTTTCGGTTTGAAGAAAACCAGTATTATGCAAGGGGTACGAATAAAGGGATAGAGCTTTCTGATTCCAAGTATGTGGTAACCCTGAGCAATGATGTTTTTGTAACTAAAAAGTGGTTAACAAAACTCATCGCAATAATGGAGGAGCAGCCTGAAATTGGTTTGATTTCTCCACTGACTGACAATATCGGTTCTAACTGTCCGAGGGCTTCTTATATGATACCCGTACATAAATTACTAGGACCAGATATGCGATATGATATGATAAATAAGCTTCCCTCAAGGTTTGTTTATTGCAATGATAATGTTTCAATGTTTTGTGCGGTGTTGCGTAGAGAAATGGTTGATAAAGTAGGAATGCTTGATGAAAGGCTTACCTGCTGGGGAAATGACGATGATTATAATGAAAGGGTAAGGCACTCGGGCTATAAATCAGCAGTTGCGCTTAACTGTTTTGTTTCTCATATTCACAATATAACAAAAGACCAGGTGTTTTCTCCTGAAGAAAAAAGGCGGATTAGGCGAGAGCATAGAATACTTTTGAGAGAAAAGCGATTAGAGAGGGCAAGGACAAGATGATTGAGGTAGGCTTTCCTGAAGAAGTACAGAAATATATTGACCTTCAATGTAATGATAAAAAAGAAGATTTTCTTCAATTATCAGAAATTGAAGGAATTGAAGGGTATTTAAAAGATTTGAATCCTAAAATAGCCTTGGATGTCGGTTCAGGAATAGGACGGGCAAGCGTCTTTCTCTTTAAATATTTCAATTGGAAAGATACCCTGTTTGTTCTAGCAGATGGGGATTCGGGTGATAAACAGTTGTCGGGAATAAGAACAGGTGAGTCTGATTTTTATAATTCCCTAGAAGTGACAGGGCTATTTTGTAGATCCAATGGAATGGAGAATGTCGAGATATTTAACCTTGAAAAATGTAAATGGGAGGATCTAAGCTACAGGCCTGATTTGGTTTATAGTTTCTTAGCATTGGGATTTCATTGGCCTATTAACTCATTTTTAGAAGATATTCATCCTCTCCTTAAAAACAGTTGTCTTTTAATTTTCGGATTGCGAGGTGGAAAAAAAGCAAAGGATTGGATAAACCGGCAGATAGAAAGAATTGATTCCAACAAGTATCAAATTATTGAATTTTATTCTGGATCAGAAGAGAAAAGAGGAAATTTTATAGTCCTGGAGAAGAAATAATGGGGATTATTATAGTTGCATGTGGGGGGCAAGGCGGAACATATTTACGTAAATGCCTTCCTGCACATAAAAGACCCGATCTTGCTTTTTATCCACGACATGGCATTTATTGTAAAAACATAAAATCTACAGACAAGCCGACAGAGAAGCAACGAGAAAGATTTTTAAAGAGGACGTATGATTGGTATACATTGGATTTGGATAGAACAATAGAAGAGAATATGGTTGATTATCTTGAACGCATTAATGCCGATGGAACAAAGAATACCGTTTTGGCAGGAAGCCTATCGCTTATGGGTCTGTTTTTTAGAAAGAATAAGATAGAAAATGTTTTTTGTCTAATACGACATCCTGTTCATATTATGGTTGTCCTTCTTACAATACGACACAAGAGGCATGCAATACGCTATGGTGGAATTAATACAAAAGCGTGTGTTGAAGATTACGCTTCGCTATGGAACTCGATAGCAAAAGATGCAATTGAAGGGGGCGTTGGAATATTACGCCACGAATATATTACGCAGGACATGAAAGACATAGAGGATGCTAAAGCAAAAGAGGTTCTTGGGGGGCTATATTTAAACGAGCGATTTCATGGAGTATTAAAGCCTGAATTTGAACAGCAGCTTAAAGAATTAACAGCGGATAATTATTTTAAGATATACGATAAATGGGAAATATAAAGCCTTTATTTTTGGTTTATTCCAATGGAGCAGAGCCATATTTAACAATGGCTCATGAGCTGAGAAGGCAGATCAAGAATCTGGATGCAGGCGATTTCCATCATGTTTTTGTTGAGGGCCCAGGCAATGATATGAATTTCTTTGCCGAAGCAAATGGCCTATTATATCCTCATGTATCAAAGGCAATTATGACAAGACCCATAATATTGACTGATTGCGATGCTGTATTAATAAAGCCTCTTGATTGTTTATTCGAAACAGATTGGGATATAGCAGTAGCTTTTCGCTGGGCACAAAGAAGAGACAGTGGAAGACATGACTATGGTTCTGGATTTGTTGCCCTCAACAATAGAAGGCCTACTGTTATTAAAAAGTTTTGGATTGAATGGACATATATGATTGCATTCTGGAGGCAATGTAACGAAAAGCCGTCTCCCCAAGTACTAATAGACGATGGGTGGCTTGACTCCTGGTTTTCTGATCAGGGTGCATTAAATCAGATAATTCTTCCAGAAAGCAATCGGGGGAATCCAGAAGAAGATTCTTATAAAATAGTTCCTGGAGAGATTTACGAAACCTGTGATTATAAAATACTACCACTTGAAAGAAGGATTTATGCTGCCCTTCCAAAAGATTCAAATGATGCTTATATGATTCAATATAAAGGAAAAAGCAAAGGAATTAGAAGAAAGCCATGAGACCTTTATTTCTTACTTTTTCAAATCCTAGAGAACCATATTTAACTCTTGCCAAAGAACTTGAAAAGAGCATAAAAAGATTTGATGCTGGCGATTTTCAGCTCATTAAGGTTAATTTTCCAGGAAAAAATGCAGATTTTTTTACTGTATCAGCTTGTTTGTTATATTCTTATATCATAAAAGCAATAAACTCAAGGCCAATAATTGTGTTGGATTGTGACAATGAACTAAAAAAACCCTTACCAAATATCTTTGAAGCCGATTGGGATGTTGCCGTTTGTTACCGAGGAAGGCATTGTAATGAAAATGGGCGGCAAGATTATAATGCTGGGTTAGTTGCCCTTAATAATAAAAGACCTGATATTATTCGGAGGTTTTGGGTTGAGTGGATTAACAAAGCCGAACTTTGGGGAAAGCCTGACTTTAGATTTTTTCCCGAAACTTTGAAAATCGATGGGTGGAAACAAAGTTGGTTTAATAAACAGAGTTCTCTGAATCAAATAATGCTTCCAGAAGAGGATTCTTGCAAGATTATTTCGGGACAAATTTACGAAGTTCATGGGTATAAGATATTGCCATTAGAGAAAAGAATCTACGGAGCTTATCCAACAGACATAGAAGATGCTTGCATGGTTCATTATAAAGGGAGGGCAAAGAGAAAATAATTAAAATTTATTATGTTCCTAGCAACTCACCAACAAGGGAATATTTGCTTATTAAACAGGGACTTGTAAACAATCCTAGGATTAAGCTTGTTGACAATGAGAAAGAGAGTGATTTTGTCTTTCTGTTTTATACTGCTACTGGACAATTTCCTCCCAATAAAACCGTTTTTATTGATTATCACGATAGATTCAATTGGGTTGCCTCTGTTAAGTGTTTAGCATATTTCAAAAGAAGCTGGACAGAAGCGGTAAGCAAGGGGAATTATGTTATTAAAAGACCTGTTTCACGACCCCCTAATTTTTATCCTTTAACCCTTGCAATTATGGATGAGTTCATAATTAGCGAAGACACAGAAAGAGATGTGGTGTTATCATGTACGATAAGACCATATGGCCGGCATCTTAATAGGGTGAGGGCTTTGGAGCTTGTAAAGAAAATTGACATTCAAGGTAAAAAGCAAATTGGAGAATTCAACAAGGGAACAATGCGCAGGTTTAACGCTCCTGATATGAGGGAATATTTTAAGCTATTGAAAAGAAGTAGAATTGTAGTTACCTGTGATCCTGGTAAGCACGAGGGAGACCATAGAATGTGGGAAGCGTTCGCAAATGGGGCGTTTGTTTTTGCTGATAAAATGTATATCCCGATGATCCACCCGCTTGTTGATGGAAAGCATTGCATATTTTATGAACTATCGGATCAAGGACTTAAAGAGCTCCAAGAGAAGATATTGTATTTTTTGGAACATACTGCCCAAGCCAATGCCATTGCTAAAGAAGGCCTTAATTTCACCATGAAATATCATAGGGCATCAAACAGAATAGATGAAATATTAGATAGAATTTGTAAATAAATGAAAGACGTAGCTATATTATTAACCACATTTCAGCGTGATGACCTTTTTTTTAAATGTGTTAAATCGATAAGAAAATATTATCCTGACATAGCAATTTTTTCTGTTGATACCGGAAGGCAAAAGGAAAAAAATGGCGTACTCAATATCGAGTACAAATATACTCAATATAGAATACAGTTTGATGCTGGTGCATGTGCTGCCAAAAATGAAGGGCTAAAGCGAATTCCTGATGAATATAAATATATTATCATCCTAGAAGATGACATTATTTTCACAAAGAATACTAAGCTAGAAATTTGGTATGATATTTTAAAACAAAGAAAACATATTGGCATTATCGGAGGGGCTTTTACAAGGGTTAGAAGGGGATATAGGGCTTCTCAACAATATGAAGCAACGCTTGATATTAAAGGCGACACAATTTTTCTTGAAAAGATAGAGCGTCCGCTTCTGTCTAAGTGGGAACGATTAAATAATATAAGATTCTTTTATTGCGATATTGTAATAAATTGCTTCATGATGCGGAGGGCAGTGTGGAATGATGCAAAATGGGATGAGCGATTTAAAACAAGCCCTGAACATACTGACTTTTTTCTCTCTATAAAGAAGAAAACCAAGTGGAAAGTAGCCTATACAGATCAGGTTAATATAGATCACGAGCCTGACTACGGCGATGCTGATTATATGAAATACCGAAGTCGGGGCTTTGGCTATAAAGTATTAGCTGATAAATGGAAAATTAAATATTATTACAATTCCTGGCATCAGCAATGGGGGATAAAGAATCCAATGGACTTAGAACTATATTCGATATTAAGAAAATCGCCTATTGAGGGAGCAAAACCTGTAATAAGGGCAAAATTTAAAGATAGAATGAGAATTGCCATAGGGATTAAGACGTTTCTTAGAGAAGAGACGCTGTTCAAAACGCTTGATTCTATCGAGCGTAATTTTCCTTATCCTTATAAAATTTATATTGCAGATGATAGCCCTGCTTCATATAGAAAAGAACACTGCTATTCAGAGCTTGAGCGAAAGGGGCATCAGATATTGAGGCTTTCCTACAATAGCGGTATATCAGTGGGCAGAAACGCAATTATTGATGAAGCAGTAGAGGATTACATTCTGATTATGGATGATGATTTCTTAATAGAAGATCCCGCTTCAATTATAAATATGAAGAGAGTTCTGGATCACCATGAGAAAATTGGGGTTTGTGCCGGGATGCTTTTCCTTGCGAATGGTCAACATTGGGGAACTGAGCGGTATAATCGAGGGTTGATGCTAGAGATTAAAGACAATGTTCTTTACCGCCATTCACATAATGGAAAACCACAGGAATTCTATGGAGTAAAATTCCTTTATGCTAACCAAGTGGTTAATTTTTTTCTTGCCAGGCGGGAAATGTTTAAAGATATCCGATGGGATGATGCGATAAAAATTGAATATGAACACATGGATTTTTTCATCCGGCTTAAAGATACAAGGTGGAAAGTTGCGGTTTGCATGGATGCAAAAGCCATTCATCAATCCACAATTCCACATGATTATACTTATAACCAATGCCGAAGGAATGCACCTACAAAATATTTTTATGAAAAGCATGGAATAACAGGGATAGAGAACCAATTTTTAAGGGGTAGATAATGGCAATTAGATATCTTGGTTTTTGGGATTTACAGCAAGCAGTCTATACTCGCCTCGCTACAGATGCGTTAACGCTGGGATATTCTACATATAACTATGTGCCAGATAATACCTCTATGCCCTATATAAGTTTTGGGGGGTTCTCAAGCGTAGACTCTGCAACCTTTAGCTCAAGAGATGCTTGGGTTGAAGATAATATATTCATGGTTCATGTTTGGAGTGATTATTTGGGCGACAAAGAAGCCGCTCAGATGATGGATAATATTGTGCAGGCTATAACTGGCTCAGTTTTAACCGTTGGAGGCTGTGGTTCTCATATACTTCGCCATGATTATAGTGAAATTATTATAGACGACACAGAACCGGCTGTTGTTGTGAGACATGGGATTATCCGGTTTCGCATTATTATGTCTAATACATAAACAATATTTGGGACATTTATGGGTCATTTATGGGTCATAGATGGTCACTTTTTGCACAAAGCGAATCATTTAGTGTTACTTATGTGACATAAACGGTCTGGTTGTGCATAAAAAAAGTAACTAATTTTTAGTTAGCAAAAGGGGAATGCTAAATCTAATCCTAGTATTCCTATAGCTATATACCACGAAGGAGGAAATTATGGCTTGTTTATCTGCTGGACGTTCGGGACACAGTATGACATTGAGTGTTGATGGTAATCTTTTGGGAGAAAGTAGAAGTTTCTCAATCAATTTTACGCAAGGAACAATTGATATCACAAATAGAGATACCAACTGGTATGGGGAATTTTTAGTAGGACGTAGAGAATGGACAATCAGCTTTGACGGATTATGGATTTGTACTGATGTCGGAAGGAAGGAACTTTTAGACCACTACACCAGTCACACTGCTCTTCTGGACATAGTTCTCTCAATGCCAACAACTGATCCTGGTTGCTTACAAACATTTACTGGCAAGTGTATTCTTACAGACATGACTTTTGATGGACCTTATGAGGATGCCGTTACTATTAGTGGTACACTACAGGGAACTTGCGACATCGTACCGTCTGTAAGCTAAAGAAAGGAGAATAAAGGAGAATGCCTATTAAATCTATTCCAATTCAATTGGACAAACAGAGGCATCTCCGCTTCGATTTTAACGCTCTTTGTGCGTTGGAAGATGAACTTGGTTTATCGATAGCTAAGTTAGGAAATATTCTGGCCGGCTCAGTAGGGCTTAAAGATTTGAGAGCTATTGTTTGGGCCGGCCTCATCCATGAGGATGAGAGCCTAACGGTTAAAGATGTGGGGAATTTTCTTGAATTGGGTGAGATAGCAGAAATTGCTGACAGAATACGCCAGGCGTTTGAAATTGCCTTTCCTGCAGAGGAAGAGGATAAAAAAAAAGAAGCGGGGTCGAATCAAGGGAGTGGAACTGGAAAAAATTCGTAGATAATTACTATGACACAGCCCTTTCTCTAAACATTCGACCACATGAGTTTGGTCTCTATATGCCATCTGAAATTTTCACTATGGCAAATCGCCGCAGGGAAAGTGAAGAGGTCTGGAGAAAAGAGTTTTGGCTGGGAATTCGGCAACTCGGAACTTGGTTTATTAACATTTCGGGGAAGTCTGTAAAGCGAGATATTAAACCTGAGCAACTGTTCAAATTCGCAGACGAAGAGAAGGAAATTGATGTAGAAAAACGACAGAGGGAATCGTTAGAAACATGGAAAAAACACAAAAGGTTGCTTGTTAAAAATGCAAAGAGAAAAAAAATAAAACCAACAAAAGAAATGGCGGATGAAACATGGAAGGTTTTAACAGGGCTTTCTATACCAAAAAAAGAGGATAAATAATGAAGATAGCTGAAATCTATGTAAAACTTCAAGCTGATATTAGGGGTCTACAAACCAATCTAACTAAAGCTCAAAAGTCTTTACAGGGAGTTCAGAAACATACTAAAAAAATAAGCAAAACCATAAACAAAGATCTTACTCCTTCCATGTCCAGGTTCGGAAAGTTAATGAAGTCCACCGCTGGAAAGATTGCGATGGGATTCGGCTTAGGAATGGGAGTTACTGGTATACTTCTTGGAACAAAAAGAGCCGTTACGGATATGGTAACCAAAGGCAGGGAGTTTGAAAAAGAATGGGCAAATGTTACCACGATGCTCAGTATTTCTAGCAACGAAACAAAGATACTAAAAGATGAGCTATTGCGACTCTCTCCTACTTTGGGTGATACGACAAAGCTCGCCGAAGGCATGTATCAAGTTTTATCTGCGTCAATCGAACCGGCAAAGGCTATAAGATTTTTGGGTGAAGCCGCTAAGGCTGCAAAGGCTGGTGTTACAGATACAAAAGTTGCCGTTGATGCCTTGACAACTGTAATAAATGCCTATGGTATGGCAGCAGAAGATGTGACAGATGTATCTGATATTATGTTCCAAGTTGTGAAAAGTGGAAAAATAACTTATGAGGAATTATCCGCTTCTCTTGGTACGGTTGTTCCGGTTGCTTCTCAGGTAGGGGTTAGCTTTGAAGATGTTGCAGCCGCTACGGCAACTTTAACCAGGCAGGGAATTGATGCACAAACAGCAACAATGCAATTGCGCCAAGTTTTTATGGCTATTTTGAAACCTGGTGACCAAGCCAAAAAAATGGCTGAAGACTTAAAAATAGAATTTAGTCTTCTTGGATTAAAATCAAAGGGACTTGTTGGTTTTCTGAAAGATCTTAAAGAAAAAACCGGTGGCAATACTGAAAAGATGGCTGCTCTTGTTCCCAATGTAAGGGCATTAACAGGAGTTTTAGCCCTTGCTGGCGAACAAGCAGATGCCTTTGCTGAAGACCAGATTAAAATGTTAAATGCTGCCGGTGCTACAGAAGAAGCTTTTCGCAAGCAGATGAAAACCGTAGATTTTTGGATTGAAACAGCCAAGACTTCGGTTGATAAATTTAAGATAGCATTCTGGGATGGATTTACAACCCCACTCAAAGAAGGAATACAAAGTTCGGAAGATTTAGAGAAGGCGACACAAGAATTAATAACCACCTTCCAAGAATTAGGAAAGTTAGTTGGTAATATTGTAGTTCCTGCATATAAGGGACTTATGACTCAATTGAATAAAGTTTTGGATGTGAATAAAGGAATGAAGTTGCTTATGGACGGCATGATTCTTGCAATAAAAAATAAACAAATACCAACCTTAAAGAATGCGGCAAAAGCGTGGGCAGATAATTATATTGAGCAAAAAAAAGCAAAAGAATGGGCAGATAAAAATAAAAAAAGCATTGCGAATCTTGTTGAAAAATTAACAGGGTTAAAAATCAAATTAGAGAGCACAGGTGAAGCAATTAAGACATGGAAAGATATTCTTCGTAATCTCGGCATTAAAACAATTCCTGAAACCAAAAAACAAATTGGGTTTCTTAAAGAAAATATCAAAATATTGGATCAAGCATATAAAAATGGTAAAATCAGCCTTAAAGATTATAAGAAGGCAACTACGGCGATTAATGATGAGATAAAAAAACTTTCGACAACCTCTACTACAACTGTTATTCCGGCAGTCAAAGAGATCTCTGAAACCATAATAAACACAGTAATCCCTGCTATGAGACAATTACCCGGAGTTGCATGGAATACACAGGAAGAAGTAAAGTCGGCTTTTTATAATACCGGTGAAAAAATCAAAGAAAAAACCAAAGAAGCAACAGAAACAATAACCATCTATTTCAAATCTATGTTTGAGCACATTCTTGATTTTACTAGAGATTTAGCTGATGGTTTTGCCAGTGTTTTTGTCGATATACTTGGGATCACAGAGAGCATCACCTATCAAATGAAAGAATTTGATAATAGCTATTGGGAAAACGCCATGCAAAATGCAGAAGAGGCTTATGAAGGCAAAAAAACTCTATTAGAACAACAGCTTGAAGATGCTGCCAGCTATTATGAAGATTTAGAAGGAAAGCTCACTGAAAATTATGAAAAAAGAAAAGAATGGATAGAGGCTACCGTAAAAGATGAAGAGAAAAAGCAGGAAATGTTGTTGAAGTTGGAACAGAAACATCAGCATGACCTTGAGAAAGCCAGGGCGGATCAACTGCAAAAAGAACAAGATTTACAAGATAAATTAGTAAAACTTGAAGAAGACCATCAAACAGAATCAGAGCGAATTCGAACCGAAGAAGATGCGGCAAGGGAGCAACATGCTATTGATGAAGAAGAACGCCAAAATACTCTATGGAATAAAGTCAAAATCGTTTTTGGACAAGCTGTTGAAAGCATGCTTCAAACTTGGATGACTGATTTTATTCAAAAAATATTTCTTAGTATTACAGATGTCGCAGGGTCTCTAGTTAAAGATTTGGGCAGTGCTTTTAAAACAGTCAAAGATGGTGCAGTAGATACGGGAACTAAAGTTGGCTCTGCACTTAGTGGCATTGGAAAAACCATAGCAGGCATAGGCACTGGAATAGCAACCCTTATAACAACTTTAGCAACAGCCATTGCTACGGCTGCCAAGACGCTTGCTGCCGCAGCTCCAGCTCTTATGGTTGTTTTGGGCATAGCACTTGCTGCATATGCAGGATTTAAGCTAATAAGCTCGTTATTTAAAAAGGCTGCAAAAACTGGCACACTGGAGGCTTTACTTAAGGATATAAGCTACATCCAACTGGCAGCGATGCTTGATAAAATAGACGAAGCTAATTATTTCCTAAGCGAAATGTTTCCTAAATTCGATTATGGTAATCACCAACTTGAACTTATAGTTGGTATAACAGGAAAAATTAGAGATGGCGTGAGTGATGTTATTAGGGCAATTAAAGCAATTCCTGGAGCACAACATGGAGCAATAGTAAAAACACCACGATTAATAATGGCAGGTGAATCTGGTCCAGAGGCGATTATTCCACTAAATAAACCTGGTGCAATCCAAAATATAATTCAAGATACAGGAAGAAAACAACCGTTTATTAATAATTATATTGCTCCCGTACTCAACATAACTGCTATGGATGCAATAGGGGTTAGAGAGTTTATGAGAGAAAAGGGGCTTCCTGAAATAATTGAGGCGATAAACGTCAATTACAAAGGAAGTAAAACAAGATTAAAAGAAGCACAGGGGAATTAAAATGGCATGTCCGGCTGAAACAACTTCAATATATGCAACGGGGAATTTTATAGATGGCGATACCTTACGCTCTTATTCAGAGGTAGCCTATGATGGCGGACAAAATGAACCAGCCATTGGTGATGAGCTTGGTTCTGGTGCTGAAGTCGGTTGGATACTCATATCTTATACTTTAACAGGTGGCGGATGGGCTGGCAATAATGCCGCAGGAGTATTAACGATTGAAAAAGATGGTGATACAACCTGTGGATGGGCTGATAATGCCCAGATAGACAATGTAACTCAAGCTAATGTCTTAGCTAATGGCGGCGCTGCATTAGGAGTTGATGGAATTCCCCTTAATTTTGTAAGCTCTGAACATGATGTTTATGTTAGAAGTTGGCTATATAATGAACGTCCGAGCAAGGCATTTAGATTCACCTCAGATGGTAGTGCGGTTACAGAATGGATTCATGTTGATATGGGAAGTGATGTCTCTATCGATTTCGCTGCTGTTATAAACCACAATCTTGATTGTAGTGAAGTAACAATGTTTCGATTAAAAGCCCGGAGGGATGCAGATGGACCTTTTTCCGATTGCGACGACAGGGGATATGAAGACCCCCAGAATGATTTTGCCGAATGGGATTTTACCTGCTGTGAGGCGACAGATGCTTGTGGCACTGTTACAGATGTAACAAATAGCTGTATGAAACTTGATTTTTCCGACCTTGATACAGATCAATTTCGTTACTGGTTATTGTGCGTAGCTCATAGTGGGGCTGATATTGAGATAGGAGAATTTATTCTCACAAACTGGTGTCGGTTTGACAATTTCTATATCCGTAGCGATTCAGAAGGACCTGTAATTTATACCGGTTCGCAGCAAACCCATTATGGTCAGGATTGGGACAACTATTATTCTGATGCCATGCGATTTGTATTACAACCGCTACAGGAAACGCCTGTGTCAGGTGCTATAGATGAGCTTAGGTTATTCTTGCAGGCTATCCAGGGAGCGGCGGGGCGTTTTGTATTTGTACCTGATGATAATTATTGTGAGACAAAATGCCAGTGTTATTATGTTAAAGTTGAAGGACAAGAGTTTCTTGCTAATAGAGTTTCTGTCGGTTATCCACAACTTTTAGATTGGAATATTCCACTTAAAGAGTTAACAAAGGGGATATCTTTATTGTAGGTAAAAATGGCAAGAATACCATATAGAGAATGGACGGCGTTTAATATAGTTACGCTTGAGGGCCATACTGCTGATGGTGCATTCAATGATCCCGAAGATTGGACGAATGTCTATCGTGCATACGGACTTATAGGCCAATATCGCGTGACGGCAACGAATCGGTGGCTTTGGTATTCAATAATGAAGCCGAGTGCCGGCAATTTTGAGCTAGTAAGTGGGGCCGATATACCGGCCAATTACAGGTTTGATTTTAAGCTAACGAAAGATTCATGGGAGGCGCAACCCTGTACTATTGCAAATGTCGAACCAATGGTTATGTGGAACGCTGGCAATGCTTGGCTTCCTGATAAAGCGACGGGAAGATATGTGGATGGTGTAGCGATAGACTGGGATAATTATCCTATAAATGAGGGATATAGCTTTAATCCCATCTGTCATTGTCGTCCAATAACAGATCCACCTTTATATCTTGGTTATCGTGATGTTTTGCGATCTGAAGTAGTTGATGACCCGATGCCGCCACCGCTTCTGATAGAGTCGGAAGTGCCGAGTGATTTTGCTGCCTTATCGGCATGTGTAACAAGGGCAAATTTATTTAGAAATGGAATCCAGGTTAAAATTGACAGTTTCAAAAATGGAGGAGCTTGCAATTTAGGTGATGGACATAAAATTACGCTTAACGTATTCCCGGAAAGACTCAAAGTTAAATACTTTAATCCTGTAGTAAATTCCTTTAATCGCTATCGCATACCAACGGCGGGTGGAGTCGATTTGATTATAAACGGGATGGGCTTTGCAAATGATTTTGATGAAATAAATGATTTGTGCGGCGTAAACGCTAATGCTCAATGGGGTGCTGAATTAACTGTTAGTACCATTGAATTTTGGACAGCGGCTGGCGTGCTTGCTGGAACAATTACAACTCCACTAAATGAATTTACGGTTAATTCTGATACACAAATAACCATTCCTGCCGTTACTTTAACTGCCCTTGGGCTTGCCGAAGGAACTTATCACATACTTTTATCCAAAGGAAATCTTACAGACTGTGGAGTGACAGAAGGATATGCAGGCGACTGGCGGACTGGAAGTGATGGGCGGATGTTTGAAGGTGCAAGATTTTTATTACTTGTGGCAGATGAAGATCCATCCGAAGACCCGCCTGAAATACGAACTAAATGGAAGTGGAAAAAAGGCGATACTACAATCGATAGATTTTACTCGCCATTAGATACAAGAGGAGACAACTTTTATGACGGCAGGATAAAAAGCGTCTCACCCTTTACACGCTCGATAGATGATAAGACAGGACTTTTCTCTGTATCTGATACAAATGTAACACTGGCTAATCAGGATAAAGAATTTTCAAAGCTTCTTGCTGAATATTTTCTCAAAAATCAGCTTGTAGAATTCTATCATGGATGGGGTAGACAACCAGAAGCATGGCAAACTCATGTATTTCAGGGCGTGGTAGATGATTATTCGCTTGAAGGTGTACATTTTAATGTTGCCATAAAGGATATAACGCAGAAGTATTTTAAAATAAAAGTGCCTCAATATTTCTGTTCGGCAGAGGCAACTGATTATCCTAATATCCATGAGTCAGGAGTTGGGAAAGTTAGGCCAGAAGTGTTAGGCATTGCTTCTTTAGTCCCTGCTGTTGCAAGTGAAGATTCGGGATCGATTGAAGCTGTTTATGTTGATACAACTACATTTTCTTATCTGGCCGCCAATTTTAGTCTTAATTCGATTACGCAAGTATATTCAAATAATATATTACAAGCAACGCCTGCGGATTATGTTGTTGCCTATAGAGACAGAGGGCGGACTTATATTGATTTTACGGGTGCGGGTGACCAGGGAGATAATAAGATTACTTTTAATGCCACTGGTTATTCTGTTGGAATGTGGGATAGTGCCAATGGTTACATTCAGAATCCGGCTTATATTATATCATTTTACTTAACCCAAATACTTGGGATGCCCATAGCTTATTTAGATATGGAATCATTTGATACCCTGGCCGCACTCTATACAACAGCCGGCTGGCATCAGGCAGGATTTCTTATTATCCAAACAGAGCGAGATGCGATGGCGGTATTACAGGAATTGCTTTTTACTTACGGTGCTAAACTTTGGCCTGCTAAAGATGGGCGGATTACAATAGGACGTAAAGATATATCAAATTTTGCAACAGATTTATTTATTTTTGACCAAATAGATTTATATAAGTCAGCAAATAGAAAATACAACCTCAATGAAGCCGTAAATTTCGTTAATGCCAAATGGGAATACGCATCTGCTCATAATGTATATCAGGATGCAATAGAAGACAGAAGACAGACAAGTATAGATGATTATGAGAAGGAGATGTCACCTTCATCTGATTGGCTTTTTCCCTGGACTACTTCACAAACGCTTGTTGAAAAACGGCTTACTGAGGAGTTATTAAAGAGGAGCTATGGCGATAAAAAGATTGAATTCTCTGTTAATATAAAGTTCATAGACGATTTAGATATCTTTACAAATTTCCGATTTCAAGACCCATTTGGATTAAGCTCAACTGGCGCAGGTGAATATGGACGCTATTATTATGTGGAGAGTCTTTCCTATGATTTCCAGAACCAAAAGATTGACGTTGTGGCCATAGACATGGAATGGCTTATAAGACAATACCTTATTATAGGAGACTGTTCGGTAATATCAGATGATTATTTAACAGCAACAGAACATGACAGGATGTATGCCTATATATCAGATTGCGCTACCAATGAATTTTCAAATGGCGATCCAGGCAAAAAGGTTGCAGACTGTGATGTTTTTTAGGAGAACAAAATGGCAACAGGATTAGCAAACCTCTTATTAGGGGCGGATTTTACCGTAGATGATCCGTTATGTGATACGCTTATAAATCATATCAAGAACCATTGGAGGATGTCCGATCCTTGCACGAATCTCACCAACATACAGCCAGGAATGATCGTTTCGGACTCAGACGATGAGAAACTCTACCATTATCAGGCGGCTGCCTGCTTTGAGATAATACAGGGCGACACGCCAATCTCGGATGATTTGCAGATAATAGGCGGCGACGGTTCTGATGCGATTCTTATTCCTTATGAGGAGACGACGAACGACGCTGTGATCTGGGGGCTTCCCATAGACCCAAAGAGGGGGCTAATTTTCTGCGATGTCGCCGATATCGGAGGGGATTTTACAGGCTTAATAACTCCTACGGGATTCCCTGAGATTAATCTTGTCGATTTGGATTTAGATTCACGGATACGGTTTGGATTCACCGCTGATGACAAGCCGACAATACTTCTTCAAAGCGGAGCTTATTATTCCCTAATTCAGGAGACTCAAGCGGAGGGTTTAGCGGGATCAGATACAAGATTAGGGCTTGATGAGGCTTTGAGAACATTTATTCTCTGCGATAGGGGGGATATCAATACTGATTTTGGGTTGAATGCCGCAACAGATCTAACTATGTATATATTTAGTGCTGCAGGTACAAATAAGTTATATATTAATTGGGCTGAAATAAATGCTAGTTATAGTTTAAATATTAAGACCTATAATAGGTTAAGGCATATTCTTGTTAACGATATTCCCGTCAATCATTATGTTAGCTTTGAATCTAATGCCAACGTCGAACTCATCGATGCGGACGCAGAACAGGCATGGATGTATCTCGAGCCTAAAATCAATATGGGCATTGCGCCAGCTACAGGGAATTATGTCGGTTTGCTTATGGATGTTACAGAAACGAATTTGGGGGATGGTTCAGCAAGTGGCAATCCGAATGCACTTATGGATTTGAGGGTTTCAGCCATCAGTAAATTCCGCACTTATAATACTGGTTATGTTAGGGCTGGAACGCTCTCCGCTGCACTGGCCGACAATGATACTTTTGTGACAACGATTCCTGATTCATGGACGGGAATCATCATTGTTGAGAATGTCACAGATACGACAAGCGGAGTTTATCATATTGATGGTGCGGCATTGGTAGTCATCAACCAGAACGCCAACTTCACTACAACACAAGGAACAAATGACAAGATTAATGTCTATATAGCCGCTAATTTACTGACGGTTGAGAACACATGGGCAGCGGCAAAGACGGTCAAGGTGTTTTTCATAGGAACATAAGGAGAGATTAACATGGCAGACAAACAAGGATGGCGTGATTTCAGCGTAATCATCTCAAGGATAGAGATGTGCACCAATGAGATGCAAGCTCTATACAATGGGATAAGTAGGCTGGAGAAAGACAAGGCTGAAATTGTGGATGATACAGCTAGATTAGCTGAAGTGAAAAAAATTCTCGATATTCATCCTGATTATTCCGTTACTTGGGCACGGCAAAGAATAGCGAAGCTATCAGAGTTAAAAACATGGCTTGATGACAACGGATATCTATGATAAAATTACAAAAAGAGAAGGATGAGTTGAAAATACGATTGCCAAAGTCCGCAAGGAAGTTAATAATTGGAAATGATAAGATTTCAGAAGATTTTGGTTTGGCTATCAAATCTAAACCCAAAATAATTAAAGGAGACAACCGTGAAAATTAAACTCGATTATGTTTTTAAAGGCCTTGACGAAAAACCTATTAAAAATCAAGGTAAAGACTTCACTTTAAGACAAGCTTGCGAAAATGTACTTGGTATGGAAAAAGTTGATCCAAAAACAAGGCAGCCAATACATCCCATTAATGGAGTGGAGAAAAATCGACGTGGCGGATTGGCATTTCAGATTCATAAGGCTGGAAGTGAGATTGATCTCTCTTCTGAGGATATTACGCTTCTTAAAGATTTAATAGGGGAGACAGGTTCACCCACTATAGTATTTCAGGCATGGAATATTCTTGACCCCAGAGACCCGAAAGAGACGATTCCCAGCGACAAAAAATAAGCATTCCTAAGGAGAGTCAAATGGCGATGGACAAGGAAGATAGGCAAGAAGTAATAAGCATAAGGGATTTTGTAAATGAGAAGATAAACCCATTTCTGAGGGACAAGTATGATAAAATAAAGAAGGGTCAGGATGAGCTGAATAAATACTGGAATCAAGAGATCAATCCTTCGTCACCGCCACCTACACCACCTCCACCACCGCTTCCCGAAAAGGATGATAGGCTTCACTTTGGGGGCACGTTCTTTCTATGGTTTCTGTATCAGGCATGGGAGACAGAAGATCAGGCAGCAACAATAAAGGAAGCCAGGGAGGTACTTTATAAATTTGCATCATATGGCTATTCTGTAGATGAGATTTTGGGATGGATATGGTCAGGCAGAGGAGAGCACAGGCATCTTGACGGGAAATGCCCCTGGAAGAAAAAGCTCATTGGTGGCGGTGCTAATTTAGACAAAAACGAACTCAGGTATTATCAGCTATTAAGAACGTTCATCAGGTTACATAGGGAAGTGGGGATTGAGGTTGAATACTGCATAATTATGCGTGATGACTATACCAGAAAGGCAATCCGTTGGCATGATGAAAGTAAATGGAAATATCTCAGGGCACTAGTTCGCAATATATGCCGTATGTATCGGGAGGCTTATAAGGATGTGAATTATAAACCAATGATTAAAATTGCCAATGAACTGATGCACGGAGGCAGTACGGAAGTATTCCATAAAATAGGAAGGCTTCATTTTAATATTGCTGACCATTTAATGGGCAGAGGGGATACAACGATTGATAAAATCAAGTGTGACCTCTCGCTTTCTGAGGGCGGACAAATCTATTTGAATGAACCCCTGCCATGCGGAAAATGCGGACAGATTCACGGAGACCCACGTTTTGATAGGGCTATTCCTACAAAATCCATCCTTGCCGAAAAGCATGGATATGGTTGCCTAAAGAATATTACAGAGAATCTAGATGCACTTAAATGGTTAGGAAGCAAGTGGAAGAGATATGAATTGAGTGGAGATGGAGGGGCATATCCCTACAGAACAAACGGATTCAAGATTCCTGGGACTAATTTTTATCAGGGTAGCCCAGATGATATGAAGAAGTTGGTTAAATACTATATGCAACAGTGTAAGAATTATAAAAAGCACGGCATCTACTGTCTATGGCTGATGGAGATATACAGCGAGAAAACAACAACTAATAATAACTGGAAAGAGCATTGGGAGATGGATATCATCGACTGGGAACGGGTCGAGGCCACCGCACAAACCTGCAAAGAAGTGAAGAGATAACCTACCGATTTTCCTTATTCAAGGAGAATCATTCACGCTTAAAAGCGTGTCAAATTATAGTTTAACAACAAATCAATTAAAGGTAAACTTCAAAAGGGATTTCTCTGCTTTTTTATCAAAAACGACTAGTCTTTGGAGGGGGGTAAATTTCACCCCCCAATATCAAAGATTTTGCTTGACAGGCTTTATATAATGTATTATATTCAAGCTAAATGATAGAGGTGATGCAGATGATTAAGAAAGAAACAAACGACGTTGTAAAGAAAAAGTGTAAGCTTTGCGGAAAACTCTTTATTCCCAAAAGAGGCTGGCAGGAATTCTGTAATCCTGATGAGCAAAGAGAATACTGGAGACGAATCCAGAATGATAAAGCATATTTATTAAAGAAGATTGAAAGGCTTGAAAAAAAGCTGAATATATAAAGGAGGAGAGGTGAGATGAAAAAGAAGTTTGCCTTAGAATTGAAAGATTGGAAGGAATTTAAGTCTTTGTCTAATTTCTCCGAAGTCATTAAAGCGCTTTATTCCCGTGGATTTGAGATAGTTCCCACGGAAATATTAAAGGAATTAAAAGATATGATACAAACGGAGAAGAAAATAAATGATTAAAACGTTAGCATGGGTTTTGCCTAGACCAAGAAAGACACGATACAAAGGAGGATTCCCTTTGCATTTTGAAACTAAATTAATAAAAGAATTAAATATTGATCCAGAAAAGCATAAAATTTTACATCCTTTTGGTGGACATGCTGAATATGGTATACGAATAGATATTAATGCCGAGGTTAATCCTGATATAGTGGGGGATGCCCATGATTTAAATATGTTTAAAGACAACGAATTTGATTTAGTTGTTTTAGATCCTCCTTATAGTGATAAATACTCCAAAAAACTCTACGGAACTGGAAAATTGAGTTTCAAAAAATATACTCAAGAAGCCGTTCGGGTTACGAAGCCAAGTGGATATATTGTTATGTATCACTATTTAGCTACTCCCAGATTAAAGGGAACGGCTTTGGTAGAACGCATTTTTATGGAAACAAGAATATGGCATAAATTACGGTGTGTTCATGTTTATAAAAAAATAGAGGGAGAGAGATGAAAGTGCCATATAAAGTTATGAAATTTATGATATGTGATTTAAGTGGTGAGCAATGTGGGGATGTTTGGTCTTATTCAGAGCCCATGTTAGAACCACGATGTGAAATTTGCGATATTTTTATTGAGGCTTCTGAAAGAAAATTAGAACCGAAAAGAAGAAATAAAAGAGCCATCAAAGAAAAGATTAGCACAGGAAGTGCTTTGAAAAATAAAAAATAAAAAGGAGGAAACCATGAAAGACCTAGGTGAGAAAATCACAAGATTAAGCATCCTTTATAAAAAAGGATGCGACAAGGGTGTGACACGAGAAGAAAATCGAGAATTTAAAAAGCTGGAAAAATCGATTACTGATTCTATGCTCAAAGATGAAATTGTGTTCGATAGGCACGTCATATCGTTCAGACAGGCGATTAATCAATAGGGAGGATTAGATGGAAACAATAATTATTGGAGAACCCAAGTGTCCTGAATGTGGGTGCACAGATTTAAGGGAACATCATTGGGGATGGATATGTTTTAAATGCGATCATTTTTTAACAAGGAGTCATACCACATTTGTTGAATATAATCAGGGTCAAAGGAAGATTAAATGATTGAATCCATCTTCATGCTCTGTTTCGCATTTGTCGCAATCAGATATATGAGAGAGGAAAGGAGGAGAGGGTGAAAAAAGGCGATATCGTAAGTATTTATGAACAGCCTTTGACTGAAACAAAATATGAAGGCGAGGCTAAACTAGTCTCATTCATCAAGCAACTGAATTCCGCTGTGAATTATGGGGTTGAATTGTGGCAAGTTAAATTTATTAACGATGGGATGGTTGTCAGTCGGGCTATTAAAACACAAGAGGGTTAAATGCCACATTTAACAGAAACGATTAAACACAAGGGCAAAATTTACCGAGAAGCCGGATTCTTTTATGCGGATGCAAAAGCCTACAGAAGTGGCGACCATATTATTTTGATAGAACCGGACGGTTCGATTTTTCACAGTTATACTATCGAAGAGAATTATTCAAGGGAAATGTAGATGGCACTCGAATTTCACGAAATTTTCCTTATGGCAATTACTAGCGGTCTTTTGGTTTGCCTTGTGGCGATAATCATCGGGCTTTTGTGGAAGGGGTTTGTGAGGAGGGGGAAATGACAAGAAATGACAAAGAATGGATTGATAAAGAGGACTGGAATGAAGCACCTGGTGTTATAGCAAAGGGGACAAATAGCGCTTTAGCCAAAAGAGATTATTCCGTCAAATGCGATTCACGCTTTTGCATAACAATTATTAAGGGCTATTGGATATGGTGGTGTTCTGCTCATCATCAGCCATTAGCTGAATGCGAAAAGGACAGGTTGAGATAAAGAAGAGATGAACGGCTGGAAAATCCAAGGTTGCCGAACTGGCTGGATGGTAATGACCAAATCTGGTCATCAAGCAATGACTAAATCTGGTCATTATTTCTGTTGGTTCAAGACCCTGCCGGCGGCGACTGCGTTCATAAAAAAAGGAGGAGAAAATGGGAATCGGAATGGGTAGTATCCACTATGTAACAAATTGGGAGGATTGGAAAGAATTCTGTGCTGAACAAAATATCGACCCCTATGAGCACTGCGACTACGGTTTTGATTTGGGGGGCGGAGATAGCTTTGATATTGAATATATAGGTGATTATCCTGAAAGGGAAGAAAATGCCTGAAAATTGCATAAAGTGCAAACGCCTTAAAGAGCTTTTTGAAAGGACGCCCAAATCGGATCGGGATTATTGGCTGATGACAGAGCTTTTTGTTTTGCTTCATGGCACTGATGAATGTAAAGGAGGCAAGCAATGAAATCTGATTGTTGTGGGGCTTTAGTTGGAGAACATCATGGGTGGACACCAAAAAAAGGCGTTAAAAATCCTAAACATTCATGGGATTATGAACTAACCATAAGAAAACCATATTGTCATAAATGTGGTAAGTTTTGTATTCCAGTAGAAAAGAATCAAGAGGGAGAATAAATGATTAGAAAGCTACTATGCAAACTAGGCTTTCACAAGCGCATTGTTATTTCAGAAGACGGATGGAACTTCGTGTTTTGCGTCCGTTGCCGGAAGAGATGGCATGCGTTGGATATATAAAAAAGGAGGAGAGGTGAAATTTACTAAAAATTATGAAAAATTAGGTTGGGTTATTTTTACAACCATCAGAAAAAACACAGGAAGATACAAGCTTAGTAATACTTATACAATGATTACCCCAATAGGAAAATTTAAAGCTAAAGTAATTGGTATTTGTCCTATAAAAAAGAAAGAAATAACTGATGATTTGGCAAGCGTAGACTTAGGTATTGGTGAAATAAAAGAAAGGTTAATTAGGATGCTTGAAGGTTGGTATGGGAAAGATTTTGATGATTATGTGTTGATAACTTTGTGGGTACAATAAATCATAAAAAAAGGAGGAAAATCATGCCTAACGAAAAAACCATAATAGCCGGCAAGGAGATCAAGCCCTGCCCATTCTGTGGGAAAGACGAGGGGGAGGATGCTTATGATGAAGACAGAAATAGGGTTATTCGCTGCATGAATTGCGGTGCGGTTGGGCCCTGGGCTGAACAATTATCCGATGCGATAGAGGTGTGGAATGAAAGAAAGGAGGAAATCATGCCAGAATTAAATGATGCGTGTGAGAAGTGTGGGCTTCTTAAAGAGCTGTTCGAAAGAACGCCTGAATCACCTCGTGATTATTGGTTGATGACAGAAATATTTGTTTTGCTTCATGGTTCTGATGAATGTAAAGTAAGAACTATTAATTTTCTTAGATAAGGGAGGAAAACATGGATATTTTAATGGATAAAAAAGACCTCGCAAGGCACATGGCAAACCTCACCGGCATCGTCAAGATGGACAAGTGCGACCGCTGCCCCCACGAGTGCCTGCAGGACGAGCTGTTCGAGTGCGATGGGGAGCTTCTGTGCGAGAGTTGCCTGAAAGAGGCGGAGGATGGTGAGAACCTGTGTCCGGTCTGCTGCAAGGAGATTCCGGAGACAAGCGATTTCTGTGGTAAGGATTGCGAGTCGGCGTTCTATCGGGAGAAGAGCAGATGAGCATACAAAAATATCCATGCGCAGACTGTCCTGATTGCATAGCCATTGGCGAAGGTGAGGGGCTCTGTAATTTCAGTGATGTATGGAGACCGATGGTTGTTAATTTGTTTGATATACATCCTGAATGTCCTAAACCAAAAACCGAAGAGTTAAAAACAGAAAAAATAAAGGAGGAATGAATGATTACTACAAAAGAAATCTATATTGGCTTTGGAAAGCTTTGGAAAAAGGCAGAGGAGAAGCTTGGTAAGGATCACTTTCGTTGGTGGTTGTGTGGAATATATGGGACTTTATCCATTCATGGTAACGAGAAAATACTAGAAGCAGCTCGAAGAGCTTTTGACCATCAATTTGTTCATCAAGAAAAAATTAAAAAGGAGGATTAAATGAGCATAGAACTTGAGTTTATTTGTTGCCCAGTTTGCGGTGCATTATATGTAATTGGAAAACATGCTGGCTGTCCAACGTGGAATTGTCCACATGTCTTTTCACAAGCACTGGAAAAGACTCGTGGAGGGTTGGAGTGAACTCTCGGTACAAAGAGAAATTCAATGCTTTAGGTGAATTCTGGGATAAGAGCAAAAAATCATGACGATTAAAAAGATTTGTAAACAGTGTAAAAAAGAGTTTGAAGCTTTTGTTCATAAAAATAGAAAATATTGTTGTCGTAGATGTTATGAAAAAGCAAAAATTCAATTGGCATTAATTGAAATGAAATGTGATTTTTGTGGAAAATTATTTATACGGAAAAAGTGTGAAATGAAAAAAAGAAAAATGAAGTTTTGTAATCCTACTTGTGCCCAAAGATTTATTAGTTTACAAAAACGTAATTTGAAGACGAGACCAGAAAATTATATTTATGTAATTGATGAAAAAATCAAAATTGAATGTCCCGAATGTAAAAAAGAAAGAATTGTTGGAGTTCGGGGAAGAGAATTAGTTAAATCAAATCTATGTTGGTTATGTTCAAGATCTGAAAAAGAAAGAAGAATAAAAAGTAGAATAAGCATGCTTGAATTGTGGGAAAATGGAAATATATATGAAAAAAGCTTGGGTACTCGTTTATTTAAAAATCAAGAGTTGAATAAATTAGACAAAAAGCTTATCAAAGCCTATTTTTTACTATTTAAAATTAGGAGGTCAATCAATGGATAAGAAAAGAGAGAAGACGTGTGAAGGTTTATTAGAACTAAGCCTTACCAAATTAAAAGAAATTTTGGAATCTCCTCACGCTACAAAAGTGAACTTGATGCAGATAGA